GGGATTCAACCTTGCTAGTACGAGAACAGGCCGTTTAAGTTCATCGAATCCCAATTTACAAAATATACCGCGAGATCCATCTATACGATCTCTTTTTATCCCAACTGAGGGTAAATGCTTTGTTATAGGCGACTATTCACAAATTGAAGTTAGAATTGCAGCACATTTCTCTAAGGATGAAGCACTCATCAATATATTTAAAAACAATGAGGATTTTTACGGGTCACTAGCTGTAAGGGTATTAGGTGTGAACTGTGCACCGAATGACGTTAAAAAACTGTATCCTGATATGCGACGTGTAGCAAAAGAATTAGGCCTTTCCATTCTTTATGGTATCGGTGCGAATAAACTGATTTCTATAATAAAGAGAAAGACAGGCATAGTTTTCACAGAAAAGCAAGGAAAACAAATCATAAGAGATTACTTTGTTGCGCACCCCGGACTACTCGATTTTAGAGACTACGTAATCAACAAGATAGATCATGGAGAGATTTTACGTACACCATTTGGTCGCCAATTTAAGATAGACCCCGACAAGAGTTTTTCTACAGGTACAAATACAGTAATTCAATCAACAGCTAGCGATGCATGTTTACTATCCCAATTGCAAGTAGAAAAGCGCTTAAAAGAGCTAAATATAGAGGCACCACTTATCTGCTCCGTTCACGATGAAATAATTAGGGAATGCGACCCAAAAGATGCTATACTAGTTGGACAAGTTATGGAAGAGATAATGTGTAACCAAGGATTTGATTGCCCGCTTAAGTTTGAATGGGTAGTTGGTGATTCATGGGGAGCTAAATTATGATCAGAAGATTTGAAGATACTGGGTATTGGATAGAATTACGCCCCACTTCTAATCACTATGAATTTAGAAGTAAGATGAGTCCGGATTGGGTTGATGGAGGATTTAGTAATATAAATGGCGGCATAGCTGAATGCCTTAAAAGCGGTTACAAAGAAGTTACCATGAAAATAGATCCCAATGATCTTGTCAAAGCCTCTATCCCAGGTCAGTGCTGTGGTAAGGGCTACGGCGGTTCAGGCAGTCCCATATTTACTAGTAGCAGTTGGCATGATAGCGATTGTCCAGAAGTTTTTAAAGCATCTAATGAGGAATACGAACTTACTACTTCTGATGGTGCACATATAGGTTCAGTACCAAAAACAGCTGTTTCTAAAAGATGTGAATGCGGTTCTGCAACTTTGGGTTCGGATAAACATTCTCCATGGTGCCCCCTATATGCATAATCAAGCATTATCCACTAATAAATGGCACAAGAATTCCCTACAAAGTTGCGAGCTATTATTATTGCACATTTGCGCCGCATCGGATATAGAAACACGACTTATAAGCAAAACATGGCAGCCGCGCACCAAGATTATGGAAACTGGAAGTGTGCAGGATGTGGCGGAATTTTCAAACGCGACGAGTTACATGGCGATCACAAGAATCCGGTTATCGACCCTGAAAAGGGCTTTGAATCATGGGATATTTTTATGGAGCGCCTCTTTCTTGGGGAAATTCAACCACTTTGTAAAAGTGGGTGCCATGCTGCAAAAACTAAAGCAGAAAATATTATAAGGCGCAAAAACAAGGTTACAATTAAAAATTAAGAAAGGTTACAAATGAAGTTTAACACAATAAGTCCGAATGATATAGATGAGATGCAAAAATTAGCAAAAGAAACTATTGAAACAGCTAAAGAAATTATGTCGCCAAAAAATGTGGCTATTCCTGGTGGAACACTTGTTTATGATGGTGGCGGCAAAAAATATGATCAGGGCAAAGCACGCCTAGATCTCATTCCACATGAAGCATTAGAAGAACTTGGAAAGGTGTTAGCATTTGGAGCAAATAAGTATGGTACAAGCAATTGGGCTAACGGCATTAATTATAGTAGACTTATTGCTGCATCTTTGCGCCACATATCAGCTTATAACGGCGGCGAAGATCTTGACCCTGAGAGTGGTCTTTGCCATATTGATCATGCTATGTGTAACTTGGTCTTTTTATCCTGGATGAGGAAACATCGCACCGACATGGATAACCGATGGATTAAAGCAGTACAAAAGAAAGAAGGAAAATGATAATTCAACATGCGGAATATGTAGTTTGCTATGATGTTGATGGAACTCTAGTGAGCGAAGCACCCGCTATTGGTGCCCCTAACACAATACCAATTACAAATCCCTATAGTGGTATCACACTACATTACACTTTCAATGAGCGTCACATAGAATTGCTTAGAGCCCATCACGGTAGAGGCATGTACGTAAAAGTATGGTCTGCGGCTGGCTATAAATGGGCCGCTTCTGTAGTCAACGAACTGGGCCTTAATGATTATGTAGATGCCATTGAAACCAAACCTGCTCTTCTAGTCGATGATCTTGAGGTGCACCAAATATTTCCAGCAAGGGTGTTTTTAAAAGATGAATAAATTTTGCTTCATAGACCTTGAAACTAGCGGCCTTGATGAAAAGAAGGATAAGCTTCTTGAAATCACTTGCATCATCACTGACAATAAGTTAAACAGAATTGAGGAATATTCTGCAGTAATAAAGCAAGACATTAAGGCGCTTTCTATGGATAGTTGGTGCCTTGAGACCCATACAAACTCAAAACTGCTAGAAGAATGTGCTAGAAGCACCACCACACTCGAAGAAGTGGAAGACAAGATGATTCGCCTACTTAGAAAGCATTTTCCTGTCTCTCGCCCTGCAATGTGCGGTAATTCGGTGCATTTTGATGCTAGATTCATTAAGGAGCACTTGCCCAAGGTAAGCTCTAAGTTTCACTATAGAATCATAGATGTCAGCAGTTTTATGTTGGGAATTAGCATGTATCATGATACAGTATTACCTAAGGGTCGGGAAGTTACGGTACATAGGACCTTTCCTGATGTGCTTGACTCGATACAGTACTTAAAAACTTATCTCGAAAGGTTTAGATGAAAGCGCTATTCGTAGATATAGAAACCAGTCCCATACTAGCAGATGTTTGGGGACTTTGGGAAAACAATGTTGGATTAAACCAAATCGTAAAGGACTGGCACTTATTATCCTGGTCCGCTAAGTGGCTCGGTGATCCAGCCTCTAAGATAATGTATGCTGATCAACGCACCGCAAAAAACATCGAGGATGATAGCAAGATCCTAAGTAAATTATGGGTGCTTATGGATGAAGCCGATATTATCATAACCCAAAATGGCAAAAAATTTGACGTTAAAAAAATGAATGCACGATTTATCTATCATGGATTTCCACCTCCTAGTTCCTTTAAACAGATTGATACGTGCGAAATTGCAAAGAAACGGTTTGGTTTTACCTCAAACAAACTCGAATATATGACAGATAAACTTTGCACCAAATATAAAAAGCTAAAGCATAAGAAGTTTCCAGGGCATGAAATGTGGACCGAATGTATTAAAGGAAATCTTGCGGCTTGGAAAGAAATGGAAAAATATAACAAACACGATGTTTTGTCTCTGGAAGAGCTATATAAGCGCTTGATTCCATGGGATAACAGTGTAAACTTCAATGTTTACAGTGATGACGAAGTGACAAAATGCTCTTGTGGAAGTACTCAATTTCAGCGTAATGGGTTCTTTTATTCTGCAATTGGGCGTTATCAACGCTACCGCTGTTCAAAATGCGGTGCCGAGATGCGGGACCGTAACAATGATTTTTCTAAGTCAAAGAAAAAATCTTTGCGAACAGTAACAAAAAAGAGTTGACACCAAACAATTAACATAGTAGACTATTACAGTGAGCGATGAAGAAATTGCAGACATATTACAGCAAATTATCGAACTTGCTTACCTTTTGGACTTCAGCACCGCAGCGGTACAAGATCCAGAAGGTCAACTTCAAGGGATGTACATAGGTACTCCACAATGGATCATGACAAAAGTGGGCAAATCTTCGGATGTAACCCATTGAAACAAGGAAGAAACCACGGGCCACGGATATCGGCCCTTCTATAAAGGATTAAAGATGAAAAAAGTCGCTAAAAACTTCGTTAAAGATTATGCCATAGGATTAATTGTAGGTGGTGCAGTGTTGGCAGCTGTAGTTTTTGGCACCTCAATTCTTACCAATCTTCACAATACATATCTTAGAGTAGCTGGTCCAAATATCATCAAGCTTACCAATGCAGCTGGAAATTCCGGTGCGACTGGATTCGTGGTTAAAGGTAAGAGTGGCAAAAAATATATTATGACTAATACACATGTTTGCCAACTTGCAGAAAACGGACAGTTAGTTGCTACAGCCAACAGTGAACCATTTCAAGTAACTATTGCTAAACAATATCCCTTTTCTGATTTGTGTGCACTAGAAGCAAGGCAGTCTCTTGGTATGGCAGCCAATATTGCAAGCAGTGTTTCAATTGGTGAAACTGTTTATGCTATTGGACACCCACTTTTAGAACCAACTCGGGTAACATCAGGAGAAATTTCTGGTGCAATATTTATACAAGTAGTAGTGGACCAAAATACAACCGCAGAAAAATGTTCTGGACCCACATACTCTTTAATTGATACTTCTCAAACTATGTATGCGCTTTTCGGAGTAGATAATATTTGTGTGCGTACCATCAATGCTTATACAAGCAGTGTTCCAACAGCACCAGGATCTTCAGGAAGTCCTATTGTAAATATTTATGGTAGTGTTGTTGCCGTAGAGTTTGCTGGTAATCAATACGGTAGTTCTTACTTTGTTAATTTGGCAGATCTCAAGGACTTTTTGAGCGAGTTATAAAATGAAATTACTTCAACTTATTCTAAAGATATTTAACTACTTTTTTCCACCTAAGGTTAAATTGCAATTAATTCCAGCGATTGAAACTAAATCTCCCATACAAGGGTGGTCCTTGGATGATTCTATTGGTGGCACCCGATTTACGTGGAGAGAAGCTTTAGCTCAAGGCAATACTGGAAAGTTTGCTATTCCTACAGTGGAACAAGAGAACATGATTATTGCACAAGCAAAAGCTTTAGAACCTGTTTGGAATCTTGTCGGGCCTTTTAGAATCACAAGTTGGCTAAGAAGTATTGAGCACAATGCATCTGTAGGAGGCGCACCTCATTCGGCTCACTTACTTGGTGCCGCCACTGACTTTATTACGGTAAATATGACAGTGGAAGAGGCAAAAAAACTTATTTTTAAAAGTAATGTTTATCCAGGTGGCGGTGAAATCAATACTCATGGCTGGGTGCACATTGACCTCATACATAAAAAGTGGTTTTTAGCATGATTTATACAAAAAGAAGAAAACGCGCAGGCACCAAAGCTTTTGGGGGAATTTTTTTCGAAGGTAGTATAAATGCGCCAACACTTTTATTAGAACTCGAAGATGACAGTACTATACAATTAGGCAATGCTTTTATTGTAGATGCCATTGAATTTTATTTGGAGCATGTGTTAACTTTAGGAGTACTTAATTATGCCATTGAAAAAAGGAAAGTCACCAAAAACAATAAGTCGAAACGTGAAAGAAATGGTGGCCGCAGGGCATAGCCGGATTCAGGCTGTTGCAGCGGCACTTCACAGCGCCTATGAAAGCGCTGGAAAAAAGTCCGCACCCAAGAAAAGTGCTGGTAAACGCAAGTGAGTAGTGCTATACTATTTGCCATAGTAGCCCTGATTTTTGGTGTAGTCGGATTCTTTTTATCTAGTAAAACCGCTAAGCAAGACGCCAAAATTTTGGATTTGACAGTAAAGATAAACGAGAACAAAGATGCTGCAGCGGCGGCACAGAAGGATGCAGATGCAAAAGTTAAAGCTTATCAAGATTCTCTTGCTAAACTTAATGCTAATAACAAGCCTCCCACTGATGGCGGGGGAAGCGCCTCCTAGTTGTGATTCGGTGCTGCAGCAATGTAATGATGCTTTGGAAGCTGAAATCAAGGTCAATAATTTACAGAAACAGATTATTGCTGACCAAGATGATCGGTTTGCAGAGCAGCAGAAAGAACTAAGTACCGAAGCAATGTGGAAACCTATTGCAATTGGTGGAGTTACAGTTGTTATAGTTGAAACAGCTCTTTTGGTGTTGCTACACAAATGAAAAAAGAATCTAAAACTATTAAACTAAAAGATATTGCAACTATAGCATTGCATACAAAAACCTATAAAAAAGTTTTTCATAGTAAATATGTAGATAAAAATATTATAATATTTAAACTAAAAAGCGGAAAATCTATAACATTGGTGCTCTAACATGAAATTTGATCCCCGTCCTTATGTTGACTATTGGTTGCATAAAAAGAAAATAACCATAGATGAACGCGGCAATCTTAATTCTCCTGACAAGCGAGAAACTGTAGATATTTTTGATACCCTCTTCTTGGACTACTTAGAAGATGCAAGTGCATACAACAGAGTCGCAGACAAAGAAGTTAAATCCAAAGTGTATAAGCAAGGCGAAATACAAATGGCCCTTAATGAAGTTATTTCGCTTGAAATCTATCGTCGCAGGCAAGAAATCATTGCAAAACTTGCGTGCACCGGACCCAACCTCGCACCCCTACAACAATTTGTGCAAGCTGCCACTGGTGCGAGTGAACCTAAGATTGTTGCGGTGTTGGCCCACTTTTTATGGATGGTTAAGCGCAAGATGCTTGATCGCGAAGTCGTTTGGCATATCATGCCCATCTTTATGGTCCACAAGGCTCGGGTAAAACTTATGCCATTAAAAGACTCATTGAACCTCTTGGAAACCTGACTTTAGAATTACGTATGTCTGAAATGGCGGACTCTCGCTTTCAGTTTGCACTCAACAATAACTTCATAGCCTTTTTAGATGAACTAGCCGGTGCCCAAAAGACAGAAGTTGAGGTGTTGAAGAATCAAATCACCGCTACCCATAATGACTCTAGAAAACTAGGTAAGAACAAAGTTTATAGAATCAAACAGAATGTAAGTCTTATCGGTGCCACAAATCGACCTATCTCTGAAATTATCTATGATCCGACAGGTGCACGTCGCTTCTATGAAATTGTAACCTTACCTAAGATGGATTGGCCTGGTATTTGTGCCATAGACTATTTGTCCCTTTATAGGGGCATTGATGAGAGTCTACCTCGTGGATATATTGAAGAGCACCTCCAAGAAATCGCAAAAGATCAAGAAGCCCTTGTTGTAGCAGACGAACTTACTACTTTTATAGAGCACCACAATATTAGATTTGATGGTGCTATGCGAGAGATATCCTGCAACACGTTATACGATATTTATGTAGCTTGGGCCGAAGCTAATGGCATGAAACCTTTAAATAGTGTATGGTTTGGTAGAAAGATTAAGAACAAGGGTGTAATAGGGCAGCAACGTCGCACAGGAAATACAACAGCTAGATTTTATATGATAAATGAGGAATCGTCGGTGCACCGCAAGTCTCTTATTGGCGATCCCCTAGCTTCGAGCACCAAATGGACTTAAACCCAGTTTTAAAACTTTTATTTGATGAAGAAGATTGGACTTGTTTTGCCATGAATGCAAAAGAAACTAGGGTTAGGGCTTTACATGTAGCTTTTAATAATAATTGGCAATTCTTTTCGATTAATCCCATTGCATTAGAAGATAGAATGCCAGTGGAAGAGTGGCACAGCACCGAAATCCCTAGGCGTGCGGACATTAATGTTACTAAACTCCGCAACATTCTTATCGAAATGGATAAAATTCCACTTCATGAGCAAGCAGCCCATATGGAACAAATCGGTTTGCCCTTTTCTACCTGTGTATTTAGTGGCTCTAAGAGCTATCATTGGATAATTTCACTTGAGGTGCCCTGTGAGACCCGTGCCATATACGACACACTTGTTAAGCGTGTTTACAAAGCCGTCGGTACAAAACTGGTTGATATTACATGCAAAAATCCCAGTCGTTTTAGTCGTTTTCCTGATTCTACTAGACTGGAAACAGGCGAAATTCAACAAACTAAACTAATTCGCTCTAGAGTGCCCAATCAGTTTCTTGAAACGTGGCTTATTTCTAGGGATGTGCCTCCTATAGTTGACAGTGAATGGGAAGAAGTGCCAAGACGCCGATATGCCTCCAAAGATCCCAGTGCTCTTTTTGCGGATACACGCAATTTCCTTCGTTTTGGTGCATCGGAGAATTGGAACATAAACCTTTTCAAAGCCGCTGCTGATCTATGTCGAAACGGCTGGAATATCGATGAAGGCACCGCAGAATTAATGACAGTGACAGGTAAATTAGATGGCAATGATATGAAAACTATTAGAAGTGCTTACAGAAATGAGGAGAGTCAAAAATGAAATTTCATTTTAAAGACAAGGTAAAAGTTGTAAGCTCGTTTTTTAAAGGACAAACAGGAACAGTAGTAAATTATCGTAAACGCGGCATTTTTAAAAAAGTATATAGTATAGAAGTATATTTAGATCACTCTCCTGGTTATTCAGTAAGTTCGTATCAATGCTTTACCGAAAATTGTTTAGAATTATTAAAAAGAGGTGGAAAATGAGTTGGAAAAAGAAGCCCGAAGATCCCCGTGACCTTATGGCCCAAGCTTTGCGCCTTATGGCAAAAGATCTCGATTTTATCGAAGAGGCCGGAAAAGCACGCAAACTTGAGGCTGATGAGGCTCTTTGTTTGGTGCGCTATTCTGACAGCCTTTTAAAGTTTGTCAAGGATGATGATGGACAAGATGCACAAGAAAAGAAACGCCTTGCTAAAATGAGCACCGCTGAACTTGTGGCAAAAGCTGAAGAGTTGACTAAAGCTGCTAGGGAAAAAGCCCAGAAATGATAGTTCGTCGTAAGCGCCTACTAACCAAAGATTTGCGTGCCTTGGTAGCTCCTGAAGAGCTACAAGATGCCCTACAAACCCTTGTAACTAAAGGTGATTTAGAATGGTTTAAAATAGGCATGTATCACACCACAATTAAGTTGACAAAGACCGCTGGACTTGATAAGATCTTAAAAGAAGCGAGTGCACCAATAGTTAACCCTAGGCCCTATGTGGCAAACAAATCGAACGTGTGGAAAATTACAAAACGCTAAAAGCTCGCTGGTATAAAAAGCTAAAGAAAGAAGGCTTTGATGATATCGAGAATAATGGCGGAAGTCTCAAGGCCGAAGTTGATCCCCGAACTATCTCTTATGCTCTCAGTAATAAAGAAAGTCGAGAAGAGTACTACAAAAAGGCGGAAGAGTTTTTGGCAAATTATAAAGAATTTACTGTCCAAGAAAGACAAATATGGGCGCTTCACTGTCAAGGAATGGGCGCGGTGCGCATATCCAAGACTCTAAGTCTCACAATATATCGTGCTGATAGCACCCTAGCAAATTTACGCAAGCTATCGGGATTAGCGAGGAAGAAATAATGGAAAGTACATTTAACGGATTAGGTACAAATAATGGCGCAGGAACTTCTTTTGAATCCACCTATAATTCAGAGTCACAGAAAAATGCTAAATGATGAAATTGAAGTAAGGCTCGCAAAGCCCGAAGATCTTAATTTTATTTTTTCGTGCTGGTTGAGAAACTATAGACATTCTTCTCAGTTTGCTCGAAAAATCTCCAATACAGTTTATTACAAATATCATCACAAAGTTATAGAACGCATCATAGGACGTGGTGCACAGGTTAGAATAGCGCACCAAGTCGGAGAACCTGACATCATCCTAGGGTTTGCGTGCATGGAATCTTTTGAAAATACCCCAGTGCTACATTTTATCTATGTAAAAAAGGCATTTAGGGGCCTAGGCATTGCAAAAAAACTAGTTTGGGAACTAGAAAATCTGCAATTTACTCACTTAACTGAAAATTTAGACCTTGAAAAGCACCCGCTTTTCGTATATAATCCATACTTGATTTAATAAGGAGATTACAATGGCTATCGATAATGAATCCATAACACCGAGTCCAGAACCAAAAGCACCACGAACAATTGAAGCTATTAACGCTGAATACCGCGATCTTTGTGCTAATATTGGAGATAAGGAATATAAGATTGCTATTTTAAAGGCCGAAACGCAAGCCCTTAAAGTAAGGTGCAATGAAGTTGATGTTGAAGCTAGAGATTTACCTAAAGTTTCTGCACCTGTTGCTACCCCTGCACCTACTGGAGATACTAATGGAAACGCTGCTGGATCTCAGTAATGGCGAATTAGCCACCAAGATGTATGAAGTTACCAAACGCTATGGTGAACTCAGTCTTTGGATTTCCGAGGCAGAATTAAAGATTACAACTATGATAATGACAAATAATGAAGTACAATCTGAAATCGCGCAGCAAGTTAAGCTTAAGCACGCCGCTGAAATAGAAAAATACATGGCCTTATCCAATCTTAAAAAAATTGAACTTGAGATGGACCGACGTGTCCAAGGAGTTATCTGTGGAGCTGTTTAAAAAGAAAGATCCTAAAACTGTACCCGCATCTGCTGTTGAAAGCGTTGAAGGTCCCCTTGTTGGTGCCGGAGTAACAATTGTAGCAGATCTTGATGTCAAAGAAGAAATTTTAGCTATATCTCTTCGTGATGCGCAAAATATTCAAGGTATGGTAGTTGGCTTTATTAATGCTAACTCAATGAAAGTTACTATTACTAGAGAAGGCGATTGTTTACGAGTAGTCGGAAGCAAAACCAATAAAGTGATACCTCTTTCAAATATTCGTAGTTACGATTGTTTACAACCCGGTCAACCTCGTCCCGTGGTAGCTAGTAAATGACCACTGAAGAATTAGATAAAAAAATAGCTGAAACTTTTATGGCTAATGAATTGCATCCATATACAACGGATGTAGGTTTTGCAACGCGAGTACTTGAAGTACTACATAAGAAGGGATTCTTTTGGCGGCTTGATTCGGTGCATGATGGAGTTATATGCACCCTTCAAGATATTAAGCGCAAAACTTATTCTGTTCGAGCAGCAACTATAGCTGCCGCTGTGTGTGAAGCAGCACTTAGAACTACGGCAAATGAAAAAGCCTAAACGAATTTCGGGCGTAAAATGTGCTGAATGCGGCAAACGCCTATTTTCTTTTCATGTACACGATTTTAAATTTTGTGGGTGCCCTAACGAAACTTTTATTGATGGCGGAAGAGAATACTTGCGCTATGGATGTAAAGATAAGATGCCAGCACGCATCTATTGGGGTGACAAAATAGATGGAATTTACCCACAAATACACTATAAAGACCGCTTTCCCTATTAACCTGTGATTTCCATATGGGTGTATGGCACCCCGAAAGAAACAATCTGATGATTTAGCCCTCCTAGAAGAACTAAATACCCGCCTCTCTGCACCCTTATTCGACATAAAACAGCACTGTTTTAAAGAACAATTGGCCTTTATTGAAGATCCTGCCGATTTCGCTACAGCTTGCTGCTCACGTCGTTCAGGCAAGACCATTGGATGCGCTGCAGACCTCACCGATACTGCACAAAAGCGGCCTGGTACTGTACTTTTATACATTACCCTTTCTCGTGCTTCTGCTAAACGAATTATTTGGCCTGAACTTCTTGACCTCAATAGAAAATATCAACTCGGCGGTGTCCCAAATATAGCCGATTTATCTTTAACATATCCTAACGGCTCTATAATCTATTGTTCTGGTGCAAAGAACAAAGCTGAAATCGAAAAGTTTCGAGGTCTTCCTATAGTACTCTGCTATATCGATGAAGCACAATCTTTTCCAGCCTTTTTACAAGAATTAATAGATGATGTAATTTCAAAAGCCTTGTATGACTATAATGGTAGGCTTCGAGTCATAGGTACTCCCCCTCCAATACCAACAGGTTATTTTCATGAGATTTGTCATGGAGATCAATGGGCACATCATTCTTGGACCATGCTACAAAATCCCTGGTTAAAAAAGAAATCAGGTAAAACACCCATGGAACTTATTGAGCGCGATCTTAAAAGAAAAGGCGTTTCAATGGACGATCCCTCTATTCAAAGGGAGTGCTTTGGACGCTGGGTTACAGATTCTAACTCCTTGATTTTTAAATATGACAAAGATAAAAATTCTTATGAAGAACTTCCTACTACCACTGGACATGGCCAATGGCATTATGTTATTGGGTGCGATATGGGTACTGACGATGCTGATGCTCTTGCTGTTCTTGCTTATCATGATCATATTCCTGGAGTTTATTTAGTTGAAGAGATTGCACGAACTAAACAAGGTATTACAGAACTTGCGGTTATGATAGGTGATGCTATAAAGAAGTATGAACCCCATTCAATCGTAATAGATGCGGGTGCCCTAGGTAAAAAGATCAACTTAGAGCTAAATAGGCGCTTTAATTTACCTATAAAAGCTGCAGAAAAATCCAGAAAGTTTGAATACATTGCGCTTTTAAATGATGCCCTTCGCACCCAAAAATTCTTTGCTAAAGACACAGGTCTTTTTGCTAATGACAGTATGTTAGTTGAAAAAGACAAAGAAAAATCCAGTAATGACAAGATTGTTGTAAGCGATCGCTTCCACTCCGACATAACAGATGCGGTGCTTTATGCTTATAGAGAGAGTTTGCATTTTCTATCTGAACCCGCACCTCAAAAAATCTATTTGGGAAGTCCCGAATGGTATGAAAGAGAGAAGCAGGCAATGGAAGAACAAGCTTTAAAAGTATTAGAAATGAGCAGGAAAGATCAAAATGATCCGGGTGCTGAGTCTATAGATAGTATCTGGAGATTATCGGAGAACGAGTAGTTTTGCGTGCCTATAAACTTGATAGCCATTTATCGTACAACTTTTAAAACCTGCTACAGTCATACGTTCATTTATAAGTTGACACAATTCTTTGTTCTTAGTTATACCCAATTCACCTACGATGAAATCTTGAGTATCACCACGTTTTGCATCTTCTTTATCTGAATTGCATATATGAATAGCTATCAAAGAATCGATAGATATTGTAAGATTTATGCGTCGTTTCATTTCTTCAAAGACATGTTCATCCGTAATCATCTTTTTACCACCATTGCAATGGCTTCTACTACAGCCGCTATTAAAGCCATGGCACCCAATAATTTAAGGGCACCTTCTACTTGAAATACATGTCGTTTAAGAGGTCTTATTTCACTTTCTAGCATATTGGTGCGTTTTATGTGATCTTCTAAACTCATATTTTGTGCAGCTAGTGTAACCTTAATTAGATTCACATCTGAAACTATAGAATCTAGTTTATTCTCTGTACGTTCATTCCATTCCATAAACCTATTCCTTTATTAAGACCATGATATGTATATTCTTCCATTAATTCCGGGTGCTCCAGCTGCGCCACCAGCACCAGCTCCACCATTATTAGGATCACTGGAATTCCCTTGTGTAGTTCCAGAACCTGCAGTTGTTGATCCGCCACTAGTTACACCACCAGTATAAGAAGATCCACCACCACCTGCTGCAACATCATTAGAATTATAACCGCCACCGCCGCCACCATAATAACCGCCACCGCCGCCTGCTCCAAAAGATGTATTACCATTTCCACCTGTATATTGGGTACCAGCAGAACCATTGCCTGTACCAATACCGCCAGCACCACCAGCGCCTGAAGTACCACCCTGTCCTGATGTTGTAGATCCACCACCAGCACTACCTGTTGTACCTCCACCAGCACCACCAGGTCTAGATGTATTACTTTCTCCGCCTCCTCCTCCACCGCCTGCTGTAATTATCTCTGTAGCACCATCTCTAATAGCAGATCTTCCTCCACCATTGCCAGGATTATAACTAAATCCACCACCGTCAAAAGCTGCTCCACCACCGCCATAAGCATTTGTTCCAAGAGTTAATGGTGCACCTCCACCAACAATAAATGTTAATGAATGTCCCGCAGTTAGTCCACTATAAATACCTGTTGCATAACCACCGCCGCCTCCAGCATATGTAGTATTACCAGATGTTCCACTAGCTCCAGCACCGCCACCGCCCCACATTTGAATTGTTAATTTTGATTTTCCTGTTGGAACTATAACAGTTTGATCGGAACCTGTATATTGATAAAGTTGTTTATATGCAAACCAGTAAATAACAATCTTACCATTTGCGCCAGAAACACCAAATGCACCGCCAGCACCAGCACCACCATTATCGGGATCCGTAGAATTTGCTTGTGTAGCGCCTGAACCTGCAATAGTTGAAGTATCTATTAAACCACTTCCACCAATATAACCAGAACCGCCGCCTCCGCCGCCGCTTTCATTTACTGCAAATGTACCACCTCCACCGCCATACCAACCGCCGCCGCCTCCTCCACCGCCTGAACCTGAATTAGAAGCTCCTCCAGTATATTGTGTACCTGAGAAACCAGAACCTATATAAGATCCTCCACCGCCGCCTGCAACTTGTGATCCCCCACCGCCTGCTGCACCATTAGGAACTGCTGCTCCATTTCCACCATTAGTTCCACCGCCAGTTCCACCAGTAGCTGGTCCACTTTGAGCTGCACTTCCACCGCCTCCAGCTCCAGCAGTTAGCAATTCTGTAGATCCATCTTTTAGTGCTGATCTACCACCACCTGAACCACCTTGAATAGTACCACTTGCATTAAAAAGAGTACCTGATCCACCGCCGCCATAAGTGGAAGTACTATTAATTGTTCCACCTTGGCCAACGACTAATGTATATGTATGTCCAGGAGTAACTACTAAAGAACCAGTAGAATAACCTGATCCACCACCTGTACCATTTTGCCAACCACGAGTATTACTAGCTCCACCGCCTCCACCGCCCCACATTTTAAAAACGGCAAAACCTGCACCAGAAGGAACAGTTACTGTTTGATCTGCACCAGTATAGCTAAAAGTTTGAGAAAAATTCTTGAAGGAAGCTTGATTTAATAAGTAAAAAGTAGGATTATAACTCATATTAGGTGTAATTATTTCCGATTGTCCAGAAATAATTTGTCCCATCATAAATAAAGGCTAAAACATCGATTGCATTTGCTGTTGTGGTTAATGTTACGGCACCACTACCGCCATTTATTACTTTGCTGCCAGAAGGAAGGGCGAGAGTGCGTGATCCAGTTGCATCTTGTTTTACGATTAAGGTGCCGGTCATTCCATTAGCAATACCTGAAAAAGCTAATGTTCTATTACCGCCTAATGTTACTTCAGCATTATTAATGAGGCCCAAAACAGTCCATGTAATAGTAGCACCATCAGTTAATACTACAGTGCTTTGAGATGTATTCCCTGTTCCACCATTTGCTATTGGTAGTGCTGTACCTGAAAGGGTTACAGCTAGAGTTCCTGAACTTGTAATAGGAGAACCTGATACACTTAAGAAAGCTGGAACTGACATAGCTACAGAAGTAACTGAGCCAGCAGGTGCTGCTACCCATGAAGGTGCTGCTGCACCATTTGATTGTAGCAATTGTCCAGATGTTCCTGCTGCTAATACTTTGTATTGTGTAGCATTTGTATATACTAATCCACCCAGAACCGTTGCATCTGTTCCATTAGTGCCACCATTAGCTATCGGTAATACACCAGTAAAGGTAATATTAGGAGTTGCACCGCCACTTGAAGCTATATTACCCGATCCAGTTACATTTGTAACTGTTCCAGTTGTAGGAGTTGTCCAAGTTGGTGCGGCTGTTCCACCAGCAGATGTTAAAACTTGACCACTAGAACCATTAGCTAATCTTGTAGCAACACCAGAAGCACCGCCATAAATTAGGTCTCCGCCAGTTGTCATTGGTGAAAGTGCATTAAATCCAGCATTAGCTGTTGTTTGACCAGTGCCGCCATTAGCTATTGCGACAACACCCGTAACATTGGAAGCAGTACCAGTAGTGTTTTGATTTAGGGTTGGGATATCAGAAGCAACTATGATTCTAAAGGTCGGTGCACCAGCAGAACCACTAGGAGCAGCAAAAAATGTATGTTGAGCCTGAGACTGAAAACTAGCTAAAGTCAAAGTTCCAGAACTTGTGACAGGAGAACCTGTGATATTAAATAAACCAGTTGAATCAGCTAATGCAACTGAAGTAACCGTACCACTTGTAGCTGGAGCTGCCCATACAGGAATTCCGCCTGAAACAGTTAATACATTTCCAGTAGAACCAACTGCAAGACGAGATGCTACATTCGGTGCTGATTCATAAATAATATCACCAGTAGTAGTCATTGGATTGATATTATTAAATGAAGCAGAAGCAGAAGCTACATCAGAAAGATTGTTAGCTTTTAAAACATACAAAGAAGGATTAGCAGTAAATTCTTGAAACACTAATGCATCTGTTCCAACAGTGGTAATAGTAGCAACTTGCTGCCATGAACTTAAAGCATTGACTGTTCCATTAATTACTGGAATAAGTCCTGCGCTGTTCATTTCTGCGGCAGTATTGTAATCTAATGCTCGTGTTAAGATAGGACTAACACCAATTGAACCTGGAACAGTTAGATTATAGATACCATTTTGAAAACCTGAAGATTGATCTTTTATTAAAATTCTTGAATTAATTGGTGGTGTAACACCATCTACAGTAAAAGCGCCTGTAGCAGTTATTGTAAAGGTTGCACCTACTCCAGCGACTCCATTATTATATGTCCCAACAAGATTAGTCGTAGTTGCTGCATAAACAGATGTAGCAGGATTTAAAGCTGCAACTGAGGCATCCACATAACTTTTTGTGGCCGCATCTTGCGCACTTACAGGATCTGTAACAGCATTAATAAGATGTGAACCCATATTAAGGGCTTGAGATTGCACACCAAGAGATGTTAAAGATGAGGTAACTACATTGGAAGCTAAAGTTGTACCCGTAAGAGTTCCAGCGGGTGCTATAACAACATTTGATCCAGCGGCAGTTATAAGACCTTTACCATTAACTGTAAAGTTAGGTATTGAAGTCGATGATCCAAAAGAACCAACATTTGAATTTACAGTATTAAATGTAAAGGCACCAGTATTTGCTAAAGTTAGATCACCACTTGCAGGTACATCTGTAGCGACATTAGATGCATTTCCCACAAATAAATGAGAATTAGTTAAGGTACTACTTGAAAAATGAGTATCTACATAGTTCTTGGTTGCAGCTTGTTGAGCTGTTGTAGGATCTGTAACATTGTTGATATTATGAGAACCCATATCTAGGTTCTGAGATTGGATTCCAACTGAAGTAAGAGAAGAAGTAACAACATTAGAAGCTAGGGTTGTACCAGTTAATGTCCCAGCGGGTGCGATAACTACATTACCAGAAGCTGCGGTAATTAAACCTTTAGCATTTACAGTTATACTAGGAATTGATGTTGAAGACCCAAATGAACCGACATTAGAATTTACAGTATTTAAAGTGAGTGCACCCGTATCAACAATAGTGGCATCCCCAGACATCGCTACATCGGCGGCAACATTAAAGGTGTTTCCAACTAATATATGTCCGTCCGTTAAAGAGATACTACTGGGTGCTATTACGGCTGTTTGAAAAGATGGTAAAGAACTGGTGCCATTAGAAGTTAAAAACTGTCCTGCAGTGCCAGCAAATGCTAGTTCTACAATTGCACCACCACTAGAAACCATTACTTTGTTATTTGTTAAGGCTGTTGAACTATTAGTGCCACCATTGGCAACTGCTACTACACCAGTAAGACTTATATTAGGAGTTGTGCCGCCAGAACTGGATAGGGGTGCAGAGGCCGTTACATTTGTAACAGTACCCATTCCAGTAGTAGCAATGGTAAGATTATTACCACTAGGAGTTATCGTTATACCAGTTCCAGCTACAAGACTAATCGCACCAACGAGACCGTTGATAGAGACGACACCAGCTAATTGCCCTAAGTCACCCGTGTATTTTGCATAGTAGATACTGGCGCTCATGCGTATGTAATTTCCTTATCTTTTTACAGCAACCAATACAACTGCGCCAGGTCCCATATCCGCTGAATATATTACAGTAATACCAGCAGTTATTTGTGTAGACCAACCTAATAGAGGTAATGCTGCTCCACCAGGAGTTTTTTGTGATACTGAAAGAATTGTATCTCCTGATAATAATCCTGTTACAGTTACAGCTTCTGAAGCTGCTCCACCAACTGTTGCAGTTGATGCAAATACTAAAATTGCCGCTGCTGCTGCCCAGTGACCGCTACCAACCGTATCAGTTGAAGTCCAAACTTGACCAGATGTTCCTTCAGAACCATCTTGAATTTTTAATGAACCTCTAGTTCCAGTAGCTGTTCCTGTATAAAGAAGAATGTTACCTGAATTACCTGCTGTGGCATTACCAGATTCAATAAATACATTTCCTGATGTAGTACCAGTAGAGCTGTTTACAGCTATAGATGCTCCAGCAAAATTAGCTGCTAATTGGATTGCTGTTGAATCACCCGAAGGTAAAGTTCCAGAATCTGTTTTTGTTCCTGTTAGTACACCTGCTGGATAATTTACACTTGTATCAATAATATGAATAGCTGATGCATTAACAATTCCAAAGGCTAAAGTTGTGCTTCCAATATTAATACCACCTGTAGAATTAGGAAGTAAATTAGCATTAATTGAAGTTGTTCCTAAGTTACTAAGAGTTGTATTTGCACCTGCACTAGGTGCAGCAACCCAACTAGGAGCTGAGGCACCATTAGATTGAAGAATTTGACCAGATGAACCTGCACCAACATTTATGAGTTTGGTTCCATCCGTGTAAACAATTCCGCCTGCAGTTACTGCAAGTGATCCGTTATTAGTTCCACCATTTGCTATAGGTAGAACGCCTGTAAATGTAATATTTGGAGTTGTACCTCCAGAAGAAGCGATATTTCCAGAACCAGTAACATTAGTAACTGTGCCGCCGGAAGTTGAAGCGATTGTAAGATTACTACCAGAAGGTGTTATAGTTATATTACTACCAGCAACAAGAGTTACTGCACCAGCAATACCATTTACTGAAGTGACTCCACCTGTGCCGCCACCACCGAGACTGCCAGAAAACTTGGCGTAAAATGTACTGATGCTCATTAGGACACTTTGCCAGCAATAACTACATTGAGACTGCCAGTTCCACTAGTTGAAGTATATACTAGTCTCACCCACGTAAAGCCTGTGATAGCCACATCGAGGGCACCATTACTAGCAGATCCTGCAGGAACAGGGTAGTTCCCTTGAAAATCTGCAGCTGGTATTGTGGTCCAATTACCTGCATTCACGGGGGTGTTATTGGGATATACCTGGGCAGGAATATAACTGTTAGAGACCTGAACTTGAAATGTACCCACTGGGGAACCAGTCCAAGCTATGTCGTAACTTAACATTGAAATTTGTTCAATGTTAGTAGGTAATGATGTAATATTACCTGACATATCACCATTGGTTACAACAAATGCGGGTTTTATGAGCGGACGTAGGGCCATTGATAGGCACTCCTCTTTTGAATTCAGGGGTTATAAAGACCCCTTAGAGCTTCTATCTTGTGGAAATCACCCGCAAAGCAGGTTAAACATATGTTATTATTCGATTTTTTGGGTGCTTTTTTGCATCGGTGTTAACATGGATTTAGCACGATCTAAGTGCTTTAAACCTGCTTGAGAAACAGGAGATTTTCCACTTGCTACTTCTGGTGGCGATTGGGGGGGAGGGGTTGCCATTTGAGCAGCAGCGATGTTTTGCGGCTTTAGAGAGTTAGAAAGATCTTGGCCCAAAAACATTGACATTGCGATACGGGCACCATAGGGAATTTGCTTTTTGGTGCTTGTGAATTGATCTAGCATTTCTACCTTCATCAGTTTGTAAAGATCGGGGTGCACTGTCTGAAGGGCTTCCAAGGATTCTTGTGTCAGAATTCCAGCCTGTACATGTTTCAGTACATCGAGAGGTTTGTTTACAGCAGCATAATAACGATTAAACTGTGCTAATTCTGAAGAAGAAGGTTTATAAGGAGGTGCACCAGGAGAGGCGGGTTCTTGTGCTGGAAGTTTGGACTTCAAGAATTGAGTTGCATTTGACATTGTTACACCTACTTTTGTAGCTAAAGTAGGTGCAATATTATAAAGATCTCGAGTGACTTCTTCCATCTTATTCATGGCCATTTCTGGATTACTGGAAGCCTCGTTGATTTGTGATGCAATCTTTTCAAATTTCTTTTGTTGATCTTCAGGAGTAAGTTTTTGTATAAGGAGACCTTTTGCACCCGATCCAGAAGAACTATCCATTATACCGTTCACACCACTTTTTATGGTGCGCATGGTTTGTTGTTGCATACGCTCAATTTTGCCAAATACATTGTATTTTTGTGCTTTTGCTTGAAAATTCTCTTCTGCACGACTTGAAAGCATGCGATCTATTGCAGAGCGTTGGGACATTTCATCTAACTTGTTGCCCACTCCACTTACTATGTGTCCTAAGAGTTCTGTAGGATGCAAGAGAGCACTGGACCATTTTCGAGATTGTGCTAGTAATTTGCTGGCAGCGGCGGTGTCGGAGGGATTTCCAGGTGCACTATCAGGTAAACCTCTCATAACAGTAGTTACATCGCGTATTTTCTGAAGTTGTTCAGGACTATTACTAAGAGCTTCATTTAAGATAAGATGCTTACCTGTTTTCACGTCATTTATAGCTTTAGAAAATTTAGTTGAAGAAAAGCCTGAGATGGGATCATTGGCCACATTATGAAGATGAGAAAGATAATTAGCGGCAGTTTTATTCCATTTATCGCCCATTAGGGCTTTTGCGGCTTTTACATCCTCTAAACTACTAAAAATTCGAGGTAGGACTTTTTCAGGTTCTACTGCTTTACCGAATTTAGCCTTATCATCAAGACTACCACCAAAGATGTTTTCTATTACACCACGATTCTGCTCATTAATGGCGTAGCGTTTCATGAAATCTCTAACTTCAGCATCTGGCATAACTTTTTGTACTTGATCTTGCATATAAGTCATGAGATTTTTACGCATTTGCGAAACTTGAAACGCTTCTGTGGGTTTTTCCCAATTAGATGCTGCATCGCGCATAGTAGAACGAAGATTTCTTATGTCACCAATGCTCAGTTCTTTTTTATTTAGGCTCTTTATAATTTCTTTAAAATGCGAATAAGCGCCTTTCTCCATTCCAGAAGTTGCAGCCCAAGGTTTTAAATAATAAGTGCCATCTTGTCGTGCACCCAAAAGATCTTTAGAACCAGGGAGATCCTCGAAAATGCCTTTTAACATATCTTGCGGATTTGAGACTGAATTAGTTTGAATATTATCTAGTTTTGCAAAATTTGGTGTTTCTGCTGCTTTTGCGGCATCATACTGTTCTCTAAAATCCTTTATGGCAGCTTGCCCACCTTCATAGGCATCAGGAGTTAGTTTTGCATCTGGTGCGATATCTTGAATAAATTCGGGTATAAGTTTTTGTGACCCTTCGTATTTTTGATTTGTTTCATATTGACGAAGTTCTTGCCCCACTGGAGTATCACTTTTTAAGGTCATTTTATAGGCAAGTCGGGATTCAGGATTATCAAGACTAGCTATTTGTGCACCATGAGGAAGAAAGGTCATGTCACCAACAAGATTTTGTTGTGCTTTTTGCACCGCATCTTGGGCAGGAAGAGTACCATCAAATCCCATGTCTTCAGCTTGTTTATTTCGTGCTGTAAGTTCCTCTAAAGAAGTGGGTGGTGCAAGGGGAGCTGTTTCGGGTGAACTTAAACCATTCTCAATATGCATTTCTTTACTAGCAGCAGTTTCAGCTTCTGGACTTATAAACTTTCCACCTGCACCAAGTGCTGCACCCAAAGTGCCGCCCAAAATGGTGCCAAAACCTACATTATGGATGATATTTTGCGCATTTAAATCGGCATTTCCTAGGGCATGCTCTGTAACGGCATTTCCGGCACCATAAAATGCACCTTCAACTGCAGATCCAACGGCTTTAGAAGCAATTTTAGTGGCTGTTTTGCCTAAAATTTTTGCAGCGGCGGGACTAATGGCTCTTTCAGCCACTTGACCTGCTTTTCCTACTGCACCAACAAGACCGAATTCAGGAGCAGCTAAAATACCACCTAGTTCACTAGCAGTAGAAAGAACGGGGTTTTCCTCTATTCGGGCAGCTTGTTCTTTTGAATTATGCAACACTGCAGATTCTAGTTCACGACTTAACCCAAAAGTTGGACCTGATGCAACGCCTTCAGCAACAGTTTTTGCACGTTCTATACCAGTACCATAATCTTTATCTGGTGCTACTTGATCTGGACTTAAATATTGGGGCATATTATCTGAAGAAGCTTCAGATATCTGACTATCGGGTTGTATCTCAGAAGGTTTTAAAATTTCTGGTGGTGCTTGATCGACCATCATCGCACCCGCTTTGCAGATCCGTCAGGCAATCTTTGGTATAAGACGCCATTTTGTTTAAATGTGGTTCCACCCATCTGTTGAGCGGTGCTTTGATACTTATCGAGATCTATCCCATAAGCTTTTGCATTAGGTGCAGCAGCTTTAGAAGTTACCCAGTCTTGTAGAGCTTGCCTACGTGTTTTAACCCTATTCTCAGTAAAATCGGTACGTTTAGGTGTAAGATTCTTAAATGACTCATCCATAGCAGCTTGCCTTACTGTTCCATCAATATCTTTAAATAAAGGTAACATAAGTTGATGTAGTGAATCAACAGATGCGGGATTTAAATTAAAACTTCCTGCCTCTAAATCCTTGTTAGCTTGATCAAATGCAGCCATGATTTTTGGACCATTTGTAGTAATGTTTTGTCTATCTTGAATTTCTTGAAGTACTTGCTTTTGCTGTTCTTGAGGCACCACATAAGGAACTAGAGATGCTGGGTCACGTCCAGAAAGTGCGCTTTTAGCACCACTCCCACCAGCAGAATTTTGCTCACTAAATAAACTCTGCATCAATTTAGAACGTGTAATAGCGAACTGATTCTGCATCTGTTCTGCTTGTATCTGGGTCTTAAGAGCTGCGGCTTTTTGTTGCGCCATAGGACCGGGTGCAGTACCCATAAGTTCATCCATCTTTATTTTTGCGTGCTCTAAAATCTGATTTCGAGTTTGCAAAGTTGCGGCTTGCTGATCATGAAGAGCTTCGTGGTTCATTTTCCACAAATTTATCTTATTTGATTGATCATTTTTTTGTGCTTCTATATCACGATCAATATTCTTATTTAACATATCTAAAACTGGATTTTCTTGACCAGTAAGACCCGAACTCATGCCACCAAGTATAAGACCAAGACCCATAGAAATCTTTTGTCCAAGATTTTGGTTGCTGTAGAACCTACTAGGATCAAGTTTAGCATCAGATACAAGTTTAGAATATCTTGCATCTGAAGTTTGTTGATCTTTCAGCAGTTTTTGATATTGGGCATCATTTGCAGCTAAATCTTGTTGAAGAGTACTTTGTCCAGAAGCGGCTTTCTCTGGTATAGTATCAGCAGAAACGGCTTTTTGTGCACTTTGAGGGGCACCAGCAGAACTGGGTGCTGCAGATGTAGCTGGAGCATTTTGGGGTGTTTCTACAGGTTGTTGTCCAGCTGCAGGAGGTGCACCTTCAGGAACTGTGTTATCAGATGCTTCCGCCTTAGCAATTTCAGGTGTTACTGGGGCAGGACCAGCGGCTGCTTCTGCTGCAGCCTCTTCTTCTTGACGTTCAATAGGTTCATTTGACATAGATACAGGTTCTTGAGTTGGAAAATTAGGATCAGTCAAGGGTGATTCAGTAGGAGTTATGTTCGTGGTGCCTTCATCATAGTGTCGAACTGCTCCGCCTTCATAATGGGGAGTTGGACTAGGAGAGGGTTTGGGCATAAGTTGATGAATAACTTTTAGTATGGCTGGATTATTTTCCTTAGTTGCATCAACCGCACCGCCCTCATCAAAATATGATATTGGAGAATCATCTAGAGGGGAAACTTTTTTTTTACCGGGAGAACTCATATCTGAGGGTTCAGAAGGAGCTGCTCCACCGCCGCCACCGCCAGAACCATCGCCTTTACCACCAGTTCCTGCACTACCGGGACCGTCGCCGCTTTCAACTTCGCCAGCTTCAGTTCTTCCGCCAACATTACTTATGTTGATAGTGATGGGTGCTTCTCGTCCGCTTCCGCCGCCACTTCCACCACTTGTGCCACTACTACCAGAAATTGTTACATTTACTGTACCGGCACCACCAGTTGATGCTCCGCCTGTCGCCGCACCGCCTGTTCCTGCTCCGCCAATTCCACTACCTACACCGCCAGTTGAAGCTCCGCCGGGACTTGATCCACCAGTTTCTGTACTGGTTTTAGTTGGAGAAGCTGTATCACCACCAGTAGAAGTACTGGGAACTTTTGATATAGGACTAGCTGCAACAGGAGCTGCTTTTGCCTGTGGTGTCGAAGCTGCAGGAATTGCATCATCAACTTGTCCCCCTTCTGCATAGGCTTGGGGTTGATCTTGTTGTAGTCTTTGATCTACGGAGTCACCTTGATATCTAGGATTAATCTTTTTCTGAGGTTGTTTTGCCAAAGGCTGGCTATCAGTGCCGGGTATATTGGCATTACTAGGTTGATCATTATTATACATAGCCAAAGATTTAATTGTTTTATGTACTTCATCATCTATACCCTTTTTAGATACATGAAACATTTTGCCATCGCGACTATCTCGCAATACATAATGTGAATCAGTTTCGTGCACGCGTGAATAATGTTTCATGACAGTTTACTCCTAACCGCATCAATCACAGGCAGCACCTTATCTTGAAGTGCTTTTATTGAATTGGTTTGATCTTGTACCATTTGTATCATAGCAGGGTCATCCGAAGCCGCGCTTACACTTCTTTGGTGTGCGCTGTTTAAACAAGTCGTTGCCAGTACCACTATAGAAGGCCAGTCCATATTACCAGAAAAAGCAATCTTTATCAAGATAATAATGAAAGCTAAATCGGCAATATTGAGTTTGCCATCATCATCTATAAGGCGTAAAAATACGGCAATTTTATTGATCATTTCATTTTTCCAATAACTTTATGGGCTTCTTTTAGAGCATCATGAGCTTTCTTTAGATGCTGTTTTGCCACGAGCACCCGATTAAAACCCTTGACTTCGCCGCCTTCGGCCATCTTGTTTTTAGCGATTTCGGCCATGAAAGCCTTGGCTTTTGCAGCTGGACTACTAGCTTGAGTTACATTATTTGGAATAACTACTCCACCAGCTTTTAAGTCTTTTGGCACTATATCGTTTCGTGGATCGTTTCCAGGATGTGGTGCTTTACCAGGGATTTTTTCACCGTGCTTCAAAGGATTTTTGCTCTTTTTAGCTGCCAAGACTTTTTCAGGTGGAATATAGACTTCTTCTGGGGAAACCATGGCAGGTACTTTTTTACCTTTAGACTTACCACCTGGTGCGGGATGTACTGAGGTGCTTCCATCAGCATAATGTCTGACTTCACCACCATCATGCAATGCAAATGCTGCAACATTACCTATTCCACCAAGAGCACCACCTAAAGCACCTGCATTAGTTTTAGCGTTCTGAGAGGCGGCACCAGCATTGATGTTGTTTGCACCTAATGTACCTTGATTAATTGCACTATTTTGTTGTGCTTGAGCATTTTGTAAAATTTGTTGTTGACTTAAAAGATTACCACTCAAAGAATTTTCAGCATTTATTTGCTGTTCTGCGCCCATTGTGGCAGCTTGACCTGCAGAAGCTTGTTTAGCAGCTGCTCCAGATTGTGCACCAAGACGTGCTGCAAGGGCTGGAGAAATTCCTTTTGTACTGGCAATTTGACCTGCAGTTTGTTGGATATTACTATTTGTAGCTTGATTGAGCATATTTTGCGCAGGATTTGGGCCGTTACCCTGCGATTGATTCATCAACATTTGCGTTAATTGCTGTTGCTGTGGAGTTAGGGCGCTAATTTGACTCGTGAGATTTTGTGTTTGAATTGGAGGTGCGCCTACATTATAGGTATTTTCTCCGCCGCCTGCACCTAAAATACTTGATACAAAACCCATCTTACAATTCCTTAGAGAACATGGTATATTCACCAATATCTCTTAAATTTGCCCGTTTACATACTTCTTTAATACTGGGGTGCCGTGTCATTGCAATAACCTTGTTAAATCCTTGGTGCGCTGCTTCACAAACAAGTTCGTTCATTATGATTTCTAATGCTTCTTTTCGTTCATAGGGTGCTGCATCAGGATTGCTAATGCACCCATCTAATAAAGCAATTTCGCTGTCCGTCTTGTACATAAAAGCCACTGCAACTCCAGGTACGATAAAACCCGTTTTTGGCATTATTTCGGCATTTACTAAGGGCAGTTTTCTCTTGTTATACCAGCTATTTATCTCTTCTAGATCTGTTTTCTCATATGCTCTGACTTTCATACCTATTGTGGACCTCACCCGACACTCTGAGAGGCGGGTAAGCGCATTGCGCCTTCTTTTCGACCTACTTCTAAACTGATCGCAGATAGGGACAATCCTTCTCCATAAGGCAATAATTGCACCTCTTCTAAGGTGAGTTGGATAGTTTCACACTTCTGATATTTCATGCGTATTCGATCTTGATAGGCAGGTGCTCTTCCACCAAATGGTATGCCGGCGGGATTTCCAAAGGCTATGGAAGATTGTAGCGCATCTCCAGGATTACCTATAGATGCACCCAAAGTAGGGTTAGATAGAGTAATGGCTGTTCCAGTTATCGAAGTTATAGTTGTTCCGGGCAATAAATTTCCACTAGTAGTATTATCTTGAATAGTCTGGCCTACAGCCAATCCCATAGCATTGCTAACATTTATGACCGAGACTCCAGAAGAAAAAACGGAGAAAAAATTGTTGGCAGGGGGACCGCCAAATACACCAACATCTATGGTTTTAGATGGGTCTATATAACCTTCTTGTACATGATTGGGATTGAAGTTTATTGCAAGATTATATTTTAATAGATGTGGTGAATAAAAGTTTGCGAGCATTAACATTCTATACACGCGCTGAAAACCTTGTAATGCTGCCATACTGAGCCATGAAGTGATAAGTTTAATGCGACGAGGATTGCCATTATGTGTCCAAATAGTGGGATCTTCCTGTAACACTAGACCATCTGATTGTACATAACAAAATTCATTTTCAAAAAGTGCTGAAGCTACTCCTGAAACATTTGGTATAGTTGTCCATTGTTGAAATGTGTAGTCAAACATAAGTTCAGTGCCAGTGTCCAATAGAAAACGTAGCTCGTTGTCATTTTCAATAACTTGTGCTGATACTATATTAGATGAATTAAAAGCCTCTACTTCTGCACCGATATATTGAGAGTTTAGACCACGATCAAGAAGATAAATGCCTTTATATGATTGGTAAAAAACACCGCTAGGCATTAAAAGTACAGAATTGGGATTTATGCACCCCGAACCTGTTGCAATTCGTTGCGGTTGGGTAAAATCATTGTTTGATCCATCTTGCCCTGGACCATCACCAGCCACATAAAAAATATTGGCGGGGCCTTTAAAGAAGATGTTTTTGTCATCCATTTGTATGCCCGCAGTAATGGGTCCATCGCGCTGATCCATATTATTTACAAAACTGTCGTTAAATTCTAAGGGTGTATTGGGAATAATTTCTTGCGAATACCACCAAGTATTGTCATTTTCAAAGGGCACCAAAATTAGGCGATTCTTATACTGCCAGATAAGTTTGGGTGCTGGAGGTGCGATGTTTTCTATTACTCCGCCAGTAGTATATAACTGAAGATTACCAAGGGCTGACTGATCAGACAAAGTATCTGTAAAAGTTTTTGTATCTACCGTAGTATCATTATAAGTAGGATTAGTAATACTAGATACCAAGTAAAAAATCGTTTGATTTGCTTCGGTGCGATATAATTCAATCCATGCATTACTGCGAATAGGCGGTTTTTTTGCAGTTATACGAAGGGTTACTGCAACAACACTAGCTGAATAAGTATCTATAGTTTGTAATGTATCGCCACCACCTGCAGAAGCAGCAACTGCGGGATTAGAAATAGTGATGGTAGATCCACTTATTGCCGTTATGAGTGTTCCAGCTAAAATATTGCCACTTGTCGTATTATCAGTCACTACTTGACCTACAAACAATCCAGTTACACTACTAACAGTTAGTACAGTATCCCCAGTGGCAAATACTGAAGTAAATGTTACAGGTGTTCCACCAGACATTGTTTCTGTCACAGGAATACTGGGTGCAGATCTATGTATTTGACCAAAATTATCTGTCCAGGCATAAACGGTGGTCCATTGATATTGTCCAGGAGATAAACCACCACCTGTACCTGAAGTAGTAATAGTAGGTTGTTCGGGAAAAACATGATACCCTAATTCTACTGCAGAGATACCATCATACATAGCCAGAAATCCGCCAGTCATTTGAAGACCGTTCCCTATAGAAACTGCTTGTAAATTAGACGGATTTAAGTTTATATTACCTTGCATTACACCAGTTTGAAAAAAATTGGTGCCTGAAATAGTAGCAAAAAAATCTTGTTGCAAATAAGAAATCTGATATTGTCCGGGGGAGATGGGATTAATTTGTGGTAGTACGCTCTTAGCTGTAAGACCCCCTCCATTTAATGGAGCGAGCTTAAGCGCCACTATGCCAGACTGATTTATTAAAAAATAAGTTGGCTGGAGAGGGCCTTGATAGGCGGCCATTACAAATGTATTTGTGCCATATACAAAAGCTTTGCTTGCGAGTCCTACAGATCTGATGTCTACATGCGGTGAACCAATAGTACCAGTAATAGTGGCGGTATTAGAGCGAATAAGATAATTATATGTAATTGCAGCAGAGATCTCATAAAAAATAGTAGCTCTAGTTACAACATGTAGTGTGTCTCCAGGACTAGAAGCAGAGGCACCCAAAGTGGGGGAAGAAATTGTGACAGTTAGACCTGTGATATTGGTTATAGTTGTATTAGCAGAAAGATTACCACCTATGGTGTTATCTTCAATTACTTGTCCCACCACTAATCCTGCAGTGCTACCAACAAGTAAAGTAGAAGAGCCTGACCCAAAAACTGCAGTAAACACCACTGGAGCTACAGTACCTTGAGCGGCACCCGTCACATTTCGTACATTGGCCACGGTTTCTACTATAGTTGGTGATAGAAGAGGTGAGGCTGGAAGATTATAAGAATAAATAAAGTATTTTACGGCAGAACCATTATAATAAGTAACCCAAAAATTATTAGCAGCATCACCAAAACCTGAAATAGTAACAGAAGCCGATTCTCCAGCAACTGTACGTAAATTTACAAAGTGTAAAAATTGATCTAAATAAAATAATCTTATACTGCTCGCATTAGAATTATAGGTAACAAAAACCCTTTGACCAATAACATCGACATCAAAATTGTGATTTGTGGCATCTATATCTGCAGCAACATCTACCCTAGTTCCGATAATAGTGGGATTTATGATTGTAATGGGATAGTAAAAAAGTCCGCCTGCTACTGTGTCATAAACGAAAATCAGTAAAAAGTTTCCGATAGCTACACATCGAGGCATTACACCGGATGAGAGAAGTGGCTGATTAGAAACAATCTGAAGTTTGGTGTTATTATCTACAATTGAATAACGTACACCTCCTTGACTATCTTCCCATGCAAATACTTGTACACCAGTGGAATGAGTTGCACTATCTTGAGAAGTCTGGGCATAATTATCGCGAATAACAGGAGAAGTGTCTAAGGATACGTTAAATGTTAGGCCCTTATCAGACCAGGCAGTTTCATCTGCACTATAACTATAAAGATTGGTGCCACTGTTCAAAACAAGTTCTTGTTGAAAACTTGATAATTGCACCGCGTTGCCTATTTTTTGGGTGCTACCTAAAATACTTTTAGAAAGAGGGCTGTCACCCGGAACTTTACGAAGTTTTTTAGCCGTTTGGAATTTGGCATTTTCTAAAAGAGTGAGTTTTCCAGGTATGATCTGAAATTCATCGGTTTTGGTGTCGATACCACCAGCAAGACTTATAGGAATTAAGGCTTTTTCAAGTGCCATTACACTTCCATAACCACTAATGTTGCATAGCTAACTGTAGATGCAGCAGCGCTTCCTGCATTCTTATATTGGACTTTAAAAGTATGAGATCCAGCCGCTAAAACTGGAACAAACCATTGAAACATTGAAACTGGATAATAAGATCCATTATCTGCGGCATCGTCTATTGTATCTATATATGTAACAACTCCATCCACAACCAAAGCTATATTAATCCCTTGAGCACCAGAATTAATTCCCGCTGCGTGAATTGTGTCTGGTTGCATTTGACATCTCACCGGCCTGCCTGAAGTGGTAATGGTAACAGACAGATTTGTAACGTCTGTAAAAGATGTTGCACCGAGTAACAATCCAGAACCTGAAGAAGGGCTGATTCCATAATTAGCTGGCGCCAAATTTGACTCTGTTATAGTTCCAGCAGCAATGTTAGATCCAGTAATGCCCCCAACAGTTGAAGTTGTACTGGTAATTACGCCGGTGGGTGTAATTTGCAAGAAACTTGTAACTGCGGGTGGAGCAGGTAGAGTTAAGATCTTATTTGCACCAAGAGATGGAACTTGTAAAGTTATACCAAAACCCGTGGTGCCTGTTTGAAAAATAGATACTGCACCTGTAAGTAAGTTAGCGTAGTTGGTTCCATCGACGGTCATGGAATACGCTTGTGTACCACTAGTATAGAATACTAGGGCACCCGATGAAATATAATCGCCGCCGATTCCGCCGATAGCACCTGCATTAAGAGATGCACCGGAAGTAATCTTTACTTGTTGTCCAATACTATTATTATACCAAAAGTCACCGCCAGACTCATAAATGCACCCAATATCGGTAGACAGACTTAGGGGGGAAGTTTGGTTGACAAAACGTATAGATCTAGTATTAGTGAGATTGAAATTACTCATTGTAAGATCTGCATTGACGTTTATACCCGCAGATGAAACAGGTTCACCTTGACCAGGACTATGATTGTGACTATCTATTAGATAAAGTGCTGTTATGACTTCTGAGGCCCATGCAGGTCCAAGTTCCAAAGTTGGTTCTGGAAGCACCAAATTCATGTAGGGAGTAATAGTTGTGAACGAGGTCATGTCATATCCTTAAAATAAAAAGATAATTGCATTAGCTGGTGCACTAGAGTTTAATGTTATGGTAGCCTTTGCATAGTTTATTCTGTAAATAGTAGTAGCAGCATCGATATCTGTAACAATAAAACCTGTAGGAATTGCACCCAAAGTATGATTTATGATGTTTACACCGGATTTCAGAGGAGTTGTAATAAATACTCCATTGCTGGGTGTTTCATTAAGTTGATTTTGTAATTGAGTTATGCCCAGTACAATATTATTCTGCAATTGATTAATAGTGGGATCTTGAGAATATACTTTAGGAATAGCTACGTTACTGGCAGACATTAGTATCCACCTCCAAAACCGTTTCCGCCATCGTCGCCGCCATCGTTCCACAAATTTCCAGATGATACATCGGCTGTTCGGGCTGCAGTTCCTGGATCGCGGTTTGCTGCAATGTCTTGAATGCGCTTTTTCAAGTCGTTCTTTCGTATCATTAGGGCTTCAGTACCTGATTCCTCTTTACCCATGATTTTCATGGCAGCATCAACAACTGGATACTCTTCCCAACCAGATATTCCATCAATCTGAGTGGTATAAGCAAACATTTTAAAAACGCCGTTTGTGGTGCCTTGAAGTACTGGATTAGAAATTGTAATTGTGCTTGAACCAACGGCAGTTATAGTTGTATTGTTTGGAACACCAGGACCAAAAAATTGCATTCCTACTTGTGGAGTTAATACATCAGTTACTGTTATAGTCACACTATTAATCGTACTAGATGCGATGATTTGTGAAACTAGATTTATAGCACGGGGAATATACCAAATTCTCATTACCTGTCCGTTTTGGGGAATGGGAGTAAGATATAAATTATTGCCTGAAAGTCTATAACGAATATTGGTAAATCCCCAAAAACTTGCAAAGTTTGGAACTGCGAAGCGATTGCGTTCCGAGAATGGAAATGATTTTAATGTTACATACCCTTGAGGATTGTTTGGATTTAAATTGAAGTCTAAACCGAGCAGTTTATAAAAGGGTGCTGCGATAAATGTAGTGTTGAGGTTATCAGAATCCTGAAAAGTTAATATTCCATCAGGTAGTTGATAGAGATCCTTACTGTTTTGTGTAGTAAATGATGCGCGTTTTGCTACCTCGTAATCTTCCCCATATGCACCAACTAACATATCGTATAATTCTTTATAGGAATTGTTTAGATAGGTCGCAACTTCGAGATCAGTTACAAACTGACTATTTACTTGGTCTGATTCCTGTCGAGTTTGATCAATAAGATCTGACAGGGTTACTATACCGGCGGTACTCATTTTTTATCCCTGCCTAAATGAGATTATGACTTGTCCGAAGGTTCCATGTCTTTCGACTCGTCTTCTTTATTTTTCTCGGCGTGCAATTCATGCTCATGTAAAAAAGACATCATATGCTCAGTCGCAGCTTCATGATCTTCGTTCTTCATTGCACCCATGTAGGCTTGCATATGTGCATGCATGGCAGACATATCAGGAATAGGGGATTCACCGACTTCCTTAATGTTTCCGCCTTCAGACATTTTTTGCATCTCAGGCTTTTTGCCGAACTTTGAGAGAATCATTCCTACAGCTTTTTTTCTTTCGGGGATGATCATTTTTAAACTCCTATTATCTTGCATCCAATTGAGGTACTGGTAATACCTGAATTGTTGCAGGGGTAACAGGAATACTATTACCCAGGTTATCATAAAGAATTGCCGAAACTGTGTAGGTGCTAGACCCACTATCAGAATGGCATACAGCATCAAAATTATATTTAGCTACACCAGCCACTTGTAAAAGATTTCCTTTGTATACATCAATAGAACTGAAGTCTACAGAAGGACTTTGTGGGGGAGAAGCAGTGATAAACAACTGCGGTTGTGCAGTGGCTAAATTGATCAAACCCGAACCACTATCAGTTACTGTGATTGTGGCCATAAACCGAGCGTCTTTTTGGATCGGTCCGACAGGTTGACAAGTTACTACGGCTGATTGACTCATCTATACACCTCAAAAAATCGGTAAAACTGGATTAACAGTTACTGTAGCTACTGAAGGTGAGAGTTGTTCACCATCATTTGCAATTATAAGGCACCCAACATCATAGGTTCCATTTTTAGTTTGATCCAATCCCGTCATTGCACTAGGTTGATAAATGGAATAACTGAATCGAAGGTTTAATGAACCTCCGGCAGGTACCACATTATTAAAACCTTGTGTTAATGGGACTGCACCATATGCCACTGAACTCCCATCCACTGGAATAGGATTACCTGTGAAGTTGACTTTTGGCAATACCTGCATGATATTGATATCAGTGCCGCTACTATTGCTGACCGTAAGTACCGCATTTAGCACCTGCCCCACTGTTATAGTGGAAGAAGAGATTGCGATTGAAGCTGAAAGAGCTGGCATCTACTTCTTCTCCTTAAAAAATCGGCAGAACTGGTAAAACAGTTAACTGCACTTCTGTAGGTTGAATAACTGATCCGTCGGCACCATAGATTATGGCCCCGATCGAATAGCTTCCCGAAGTACCTGCAATCTGACCACTGTTTTGTTGTGTTGAAGTGGTCGAAGCTGCAGAAATAGTTACAGTACCGTTTTGGGCTAGAAGTCTGCCACTTGTTGCACCGGCACCACCATTTTCTGTGATACTGGTAAGGGCCAAAATATTACCGTTAAACGCAGAACTTGTTCCAAGGGTAGCTGAACTACCTACTTGCCAGAATATGTTACCGGCAACGGCACCATTAGTTAATACTACAGACGATGAAGTAGCCGTAGTAAGGGTGCTACCAATCTTAAAAATAAACACTGAATTGGGATTGCCTGCACCATCTAGAGTTAGGGTGCCAGTAAGACCTGCTGATGTAGCAAAGTTATACACACCTGCAGTAAGGGTTTTTCCGCCCAGATCTTGACCGGAAAGGTCCATCGTAGTTGGTTGTGCGAGTAAAAAGTTATAGGCAGTTGTGAGGTCAATCTTAGCTTGCACTGCAGCTGGATTGTCAACATTTTGTGTACCGTTTAAGGTCCATGCACCGGGGGTTACAGAACTACCGGGTGAAAGGCCCACATTACCATTGATAACACTGGATCCAGTATTAGTAATGGCAGAACCGGCTAGAATAGCATAACTATCTGCAGTTCCGAGGGTCGGTCCAGTATAGGGACTTGAGCTAGATTTGCCTGAAGGTGCATGAAAAATGTTGGTGAAGGACCAAACAGCAGAGCCGTTGGCGGGTACCAAAGTATTCATACCCTGACTTAGGGGCACCTGACTTAGGGCATAAGAACTTGCATCCTCTGGACGAGGATCGCCAGTTTCATAAGCATAAGGACTAATTACAGATACACCAGCCGGACTTCCGCTGGAATTACTGATCGTAATAGTGGTTGTGGAGGGCTGCCCAATCGTTGTCTGCAACGTATTTAAGGCAAGTACAGCGGAAAGACTCATAATTCCTCCTTAAGGAATTGGTAAAACAGTTAAAGTTGCTGGAGAAGGTGAAACACTGCCGCCCGTACTATAAACGACACAAGATACACTAAATGTATTTGACTTGGGTCCAATAGGACTGGATTGAGGTGCATGCACCACTAAGGGAAATCCAAAATATGCCGTCTGACCAGCTAAGATCAGGGGGTTTGGAATGCCCGGTTGACTAGTGGCATGAGAAGTAGCGTCTTCAGCAGGCGAATCACTCGTCGAAACTATTGAAGGTTCAATACCTGTAACATTAATAGAAAATCCATTGTTATTAGTTACAGCAACCCCAGCTGCAAGATTCTGATGAATCCCCACAGAGGATTGAGATAAGATAATAGTTGCAGATATTGACATCTTCTATTTACCCTTACGCGTTACTATTTTTGAGGGTAATTTCCATACGCATTGCTTCACCACTGGCAGGATCGGTATCAGTACCAGCAGAACTGAATACTACAGTAAGACTGGGGATTGAAGCATTAGAAACGCTGTCATCATATACTCTCATAGTAGGTGAAGCAGGAGCAGCTGCTGCAATTGCTACATGAGAAACATTAAGAAGGCGATTGTAGTTGTCTTGAAGCACGATTAAATAAGTTCCATTGCCACCGTGGGTAATAGATTTAATGCCACGAGATTGCGCTGCATCTATAGTAACCGCACCAGCTGATCCAAATGTAGCATGAAGATACAATTTGGTAACCATTGGTTCAAGTTGGAATGAAATGTTATAATAACGACGATTGGCCATTTGATGGTCTCCTTTCTACCTGGTTCGATGCCAGGAGGTTGGATACGAATATGCGGCTCCCCAGCGGCAAATAAGGACACGCTTACGGAATGTAGGCGGGTGTCGTACATGTGGACACCACTCGAATTACAAATTGTAATATGTAATATGTTAATGATTATAGGTGGTTAGATGAATCGCGTATATCAAAACAACACTAATGTATTACTAGTGATATATTACTATACAAATACAGATGGATTAGTTAAAATGATTTCAAGTTTGTCTAATTCATTTAAAAGAAGATGGGCTTGAATATTGTTTAATGTAACGATACCATGATTTTCAATAGCCGATTCTAATAGAAGTCTTAAAGTGTCAAGTTCGGGCAAAAGTTGCTTATCCATTGCGATTGCTCGGATCTTTGCCAAACATGTTGCGATACTTGATGCAATCTCGGCACTCGTTCTTAGAATCAGGCTTGTCAACTTGTTTCACGTATTTCAGGGATGCTGCGCTCTTTGGATAGCCGCAGATTTCGCACTCCTGTTTAGTTTTTGATAGAAGAGCCGTAACATTCTTGATATCTTCGGTGCTTAGTTTGTCACTCATAATTTTCCTTATACCAAAGAATACCCTCTTCGGTCAGTTCGCCATTTATTAAAATCCATCCATATTCCGGAATAAACATACTATCTGGGGCACCGCCTTCTCTAGATGCGAATTCTACAGATGCTATAAGGGCTTCCTCAAGTTCTTCTTTCGGCGTTTTCTTCACTTACTCACCAAAAATAGCACGAACAATTGACCCAAAAAGTAGCCAAAAATGAAAATTAGCAACAATGTCAGTAGGCGCTCAAGTTTTGGCATCGTCTTCGGGCTCCCACTCATTAAAAAATAGAATGTTTCTATCATCGTCTGTTTCAAATTCGAATTCTGTAGGAGGAGGTGCCATACCCGCTACTTCTAGACAGTCTAATAGAGCTGTGGCATCTAATCGTCTACCATAAGAACTTTGCTCTTCATAAGTCTCAGGAGCTATTTCAAGTAAAAAATTGGCTATCTTGACTATCATCTCACTACGCTTCATGTACCACCACACTTGCACCCAGATTGCATTATAACCATCATATCACACCGACATTTTCCGTCGGGAATTGGAGTAGATTTTTCTGATATCGGGATCATTGCTAAATGTGGATGAGACTCCCATGTGAGATCTGAATATATATGCTTTAAATCTTGAATCTGTTCTGCTATAGACATCGTCTAATCTTCTTCAAAAGTTTTCTATATCTCGGGTCGTGCATTGAGAGACAGTAAAAAAGAGTTTCTATCATGTCTGGCACCAAGGCAATTAACTTGGCATCCTTTGCATTGTTGACATCGAGCACCTCATCGCCAAGAAGTACATGATGGTGTCCCTCAGCTTTTTGATATTTCCAAGGTGCTTTAGTCAAGGTATCCACCTACCCCAATCGTCCAGTTCACAAGATTGGGAAACACCATCATATTATACTTAATAAAGTTTCTATTGTCAAGCATGAGTTTATAACTTCCTTCAAATCCCGCTAGAAACACATATCCATTGATATCATCTGCTGGTGGGAGAATTCTGTATTTAGTAAAGGAAGAATCGTCTTGCTTATAGCCGCCTATTGCAACACCTAGATTGAGAGGTCCCGACAAAGCACCAAAACTATACATGCCTCCAATAATAGCACTAGAAACAGAGTTAGTTCCAGTAAAAACTGAATAGCTTTCATAAGCAACAACATCCTCTTTAGTATACTTATAATATGCTAGGGGGTTTAAAATCAATCCATGGGAGATCTGATTAGGATAGTTATTTGGGTCAAATATGTGATATGTAAGGCTACCGGCACCCACTTCGAAGGTGTCTTTGGCTATGGCGGTGCACCCAAAAAATAGGAGTGCGAGTAGTAGAAGTTTATTCATATTGCTAGGCACTCAAGTAATCGTTCCAAATCTCGCACATTTATCAATACTTGTTGAGTTGAGCCCCAATCAATATTAATAGTCTTATTTTCTAGCATTTCTTTAACCAATGCTTCTGCAGCAGCTAGTCTATTAAGTCTAGATTGAATAGAATGCAACTCTCTAAGTATGTCTGTAATCATTTTCCAGGTTCCTCAATCTTAAGTAATGCTTTACGCACCAATGGAACAATACGTTTTATATCATAACTAGGAAATATTTTTGAGTATTTTCTTTCTGCAATGACTTCTAAAAGACCTCGCATTAGTTTTTCCCGTGCCCATGCTGCATCAAGTTCTTGAATAAGCCAGAGGGTGTCTTGTTTAGAGCCGCTGGGAAGATAGTGCAGGGGATAAGTGTCTATGATTGTTTGGAGTCGTTGTCGGGGTGTCATTTCTTCATCTCAGCAATCTTGGCTAAACATTCATAAGCCAACATGCACTCTGGAGTATTGCCATCGCCTGTAGTTCCCAGTTTCATTATTTGGTTCAAAGTCTCTTCAGCTATCCCCATCATTTTATTACCATCATTAATTAAATCGGCACCAAGACAAATAATGCAGGCATTCATTATGTTTAGTTTATGTTTTTCGCATAAAGATATTCCGTCTACTAATTCCCTATAAGCTTTATTTGATCTTTCCAGATCTTCTTTTAGAAGGTTATGTTCATCGGCCCACTTAGCACCATAGACAAAGAAATTAACTAATGAACCAATATCATAGCTGCCAGTCTGAGAAGCTAGATCCGTAGCAGCCTTCTCAATCTCCTCATCCCTACTCATTGTCACCTCTAGTCCACACAGGAATCAATCTCTTTTAAAGCTTTGCGGGCGATTTCACTTTCCCAACTCTCATCAGAGTTAAATATTTCTTTCAAAGCCTTAATGGCAATTTCAAAGCAAGCAATGCATGTCCCGAGAGTAATGTCATGTTTACAATATTGTCTGTCACTCATATCCAGTCCCACACAGAATTAACCTAGTCATTTTTTCACTTTGAACAAGAGCCATTTGGGTGGAATTAATTTTCTCTTGCACCGATTTAATAGCGCAATAGGGTATTAATAACCAAAGTCTGCCGCCATTTAATGCACGCCACCATGCGCGTTTTCGTATAGGATGTGAAAGAGGCTTGGCACCAACGTCAAGCATCCAGGTCCCCATCAGGGGAGCGCACTCCTGGGCCATCTGGTCTTACCAAATTAAGATGCTCAGCTTGCACCGCCTCAATCATTTGAATTCACATTTCGTCTGCATCGCTGCACACATTACTTCCGCTATGTTCTTCGCACCTTCCCGAAGCGGGTTTAGGATGAAGATAGAGTATAAGTATAGCAGAACTATGTTGAGAAGGATAGAGTAAAAGATGTATTTCATTTATAATAAACTCTCTAGCTTAATGTCATTAGCAAATTTGCGCACTACAACTCGTGAGTATTTGAAATATTCTGGTTGTGCTAAACAATGTATGGCAAAGGCCTTCCTATACTCAACTATAAGCCTAACCCAAGATTTTTTATCGTGAGAGTATTCATAGCACCGGACCTTTTTCATTTTACAGTCTCAAAAGTTGCGGCTTGGACTAAGGCACCGCAATCGCATTTATAAAATCCCTCGCGACCAGAAACTTTATCTTTAGGATGATAGCAATGCTTAGTGTACTCTATAAGGTACACACCCGGTTCTGTAAAGTGATATTTAGAGACATACATCTTTCTATCATCATCAGTTGTTTCAAACTGGATTGTTATGGCCCGTTCTTCAAGTTTTGCGTTGGCCTTAGCAGCCATTTCAGCAGAAGTTAAGGTATCTACTACGGGTTCAAAATCTTCGCGTGTAAAAAACTTCATTCTTCTATACCTTTAAATCCAGAGGGAACAACTATGAAGCCGCACTCGCATTTATATCTACCTTGCCAGTCGATACGCGTGGTCACTTTTTCAATGGGATGTTTACATGTCTCAATTGGTTCGATATTAATAAGAAGGGCTTTATGTGTTGTCGAAGATCTAAATTCTTTTATACTAGAAAAATTGTGTGCAACATCTATGGAATCATAATGATATCCAGTAACGCTTATTCCTTGTCTTTCAAGCTTGGCATTGGCTAAATCACATGCCATAACAGGTTCAAGTTTTCCATTATGGAAGTATCGAAAGTCATTTGGTGTAAAAAACTTATCCATTACAAATCACCCAATTCACATTAAATTTATTCACAAAGTCCTCAATGATTTTTTCAGTATCATACCATCGCACGCTAAATACACCATAGTTGAGTTTGATCGAATAGTATGTAAGGTATGATTTAGAACGCACCAAATTGTCCAGTGCGAATCTAGTGTTGTCCAAAATATCATCATCTGTATCGTAGTCAGTTTTTGTAATAAGGCATGCGATGACATATCCATTCTCTTCTGGTGCTATGAAAGCTTCACCAGGTGCATGACGTATACAAAATTTGCGGTAGGCTCTATAAGTAAGAGGAAAGCGTAACCGCAAAAGGTCTACTCCGTCCCCCTCACCACGTGTGTCAAGGGCAAATACCAGGGTCGATCCTGGTGGGGAAGAGAAAATGTTTTGTGACGAGTAGTCGAGCATCGAGTTTCACCTTTCTGAGATAGTTTCTCACATTAAAGGGATTATGTCAACTTAGAAATTTGAAAAAGATATAACTTAGTGATATGCTCTAGAAATTCCTGTTGACTATAGTCTGATTTAAATGAGTTACACATAGTGCAACAGGGTGCACAGTTATCCTTTTCGTATCCTCTCAAATTGTCTATCCTGTCCACTCCATTATACTTTATCCATGACCTGTCTGCCATATTCTTGGTAATACCTTCCCTATGCGGTAAATTAGCGTTGTTTAGATATACATTAAATGCTCTAGGTTCTTTACCACAATAAATACAATTGAGACTGGCAATTTCTTTAAATTCCTCAAAAGATAATAAAAAAGAAAGTCTTCTTTTAATTGCTTTATATTTATAGTCAAGAAAAACCTTGTTCCAAGAAACCTGACCGGGTTCCTCGCTATTAATGCACCCACAAGATTTTGTATGACTGTTTCGTAAAAAGCAACTTCGTACTTCACATTCATTACCGCACTCGCATTTACAAAGATAATACGTATTTCTATTATTATCTTTCTTCGTTCCTTTACTCAGCACAGTTAGTTTATTGAATTTTTGTCCAGTGACTAGTTTCATAGTTTGTATCTCCTATCTTATTATTGTATTTCACTTGAGTTGCATTGTCAAGAAAAATTGTGCGATAGGTACAAAAAACCCCCGGATTTCTCCGAGGGCTTTTCGATGTTAACTATTGGAAATTACTAATTATGAAGACAGTTTAACGTAAGCATTCCAGCCTGGCGCATTACAACTTAAATTGGCATAATAGGCTACCCGCACTTCACCGGCATCGGCATTAAATACGCGCAACATTTCTAGGCCATCCCCGTATCTCAAAATCTGTGGAGCGTCACCAAGACTTTCTAAACACCAGGATTTCATAGTTAAAAGATATGCAGTATTGGATGGGCAATTTCGATCGGGAAAGCATTTTATCATAGAATTCGCACCGTTAACTTGGATGCCTCTAAATTCTATTTCAGCAGGACCCCTGTGGTCAATGTATACAACTTTGGCACCCAGAGATTTCTCAAGGGCACTATAAGAAGCATAAGACATTACGCACACATCGGGTTTTCCACCTTCACGAGCAAGCAAAGAGCTTGAATCAATGAGGGCTTCTTCGATGGGTTGGCTAGAACCGTCATAGCGAACGCCAGCAAGACGTGTGCTATCAACAGAACGGTTTACGCCGAAAAAGTTATCGCTTGTTCCGGGAGCCACTGAAGGAATCCAAGCGGCAAGGCCCTTAACTTTAGCGTTGTTATCACCTTGCACGAGCAAGAAGTCAGCGGCTGTCCAACCTGAAGGAGAAGCAGCAGCTCCACCCATTGAGGTAGATACACTAATATTACCCGCACTACGATCAACAGCTACAACGTAACCGAGAGCAGCGCGGGGTGTTCCGCCGTCAGTAGCATTGGCTTGAAGTACTTGATTGACTTCAAATTGAACAACGCTATTAGGATCAGACAAAACGATAACACCAGAAGTAATAGAACTGATATTACCAATTGAACCTGTTCCACTGCGGAAGAGTGAGGAAGCGAGTGACAACGTGATAGAGCTAATAGCACCATCAATCAAAACTTTGCTGCCTTCAAGGAATGACATTTTGTCAGTGCGTGAAGCGAGCATTGTTTGGTTGTCAATTTGCGCAATAGAATAATCTGAAGCGCGGGTCAGAAAGAAAGATTCAATCTGAACAGGGCTTTGGTTGTTCTGTGCATTTGAAAATGTAGCAGAACGGCCTTGTGAGGCACCAGTGATGATTGGGACGGGTTTATATTTTCCGCCGAAGTCCGTGTTTTTCTTGAGCATTGCTAAAAAAGGATTGTCATTATAGACCAGATTTTCGATCGTCTGGTTATCATACAATTCTTTTAAGGCAGCGTTCATGGCGGCTGAGTCTAATGTTTGCGACATAAAAGTTCCTTAAGTTTGACATCATCAAGTGCAGGGCCATACGGCAAAGACCACAAGAGATTAGTCGTAAAGTTGTGCATAGCTTTGCTGGGTTGTTTGCTTTAGTGCACCCCTGACATATTGGATGCCGTGATTCGAGAAGGGACTTACTAGAAAGACTTCACTTACCTGCCGGTATTCGCTTTCGGATGGTCCCACACCAGGGGATGCACCGTACATAAGGCTGGTTTACTACTGGATGTCTGCTGCTGTGGAAAGCACCCGATGTTGATAAGTAAATGTATCGAAGAACCTATCAAAGTATAAAGTATAGTTTGTTTTAACCGGGTCAAAGTAAACTATAGTTTATAGTTTACAGTAAACTATATACTATAAATGCTTCAGCGGGAACTTATTGTATTTACGGGAGTTTTCAGATCTAGTAATTATTTGAAGATTGCTAGGTACGTGCAATCCGGATATCTTCTTTCCCTGAAGTGGGATAATGTGATCAACTACATGCTGCTTGCCTAGGAAGCAGGTTAGAAGGATTGCACAGGAATAATATTCTTGTATTTGCCTGTAGTCTTCAGGAGTTAGCCACTTAGGCACTCAATTAAGTTTGGCAACTTGTCGCTTTCTTGTTTGAGCTGCAAGTTTATCTGGGTGCCGCAAATCACTTTTTCATCTGGCTATTTTGAAAGGTGCAGGATTAGCTTTATATTGCAGGCGACGTTTTCTATTAATCTTTTTTCTATTACGCTTCTCCCATTGCTTAGTAGAAGTCTTCTTGCATTCCTTGCAACGCCCTCCAGGATTCATATGTAATCTAAGTCTACACCACTTCATACTATTGAGTATAACACAAGCACCAAAAATTTTAAAGGGTTTAGTGAACAGCTCTAAAGATTCTGTATCAGTAAGATATCAGCATGTACCAGTAAACTACTATTTTACTGGTACACTGCAAGGGCACGCTATTATTGGGGATTTGTAAGAAAAAAAAGTAAAATATGAGCATAACGGTAAAAACGTAAAACTCCGCTCAACTTTGTAAGAAGGTCATTCTTCTATACTATTAAATATATACACTACTATACTACTTTTACTGAAACATATATAAATAGAGTATATAAGTATAGGAACACACACATGAATTTTCTGTACCAGTAAAAAATAAATGCTGGTACATTACTGGTACACCGTAACATCTAATGAAATAAGGTACTTGGATATTAACACCTCAAAAATTTTTTACCCCAAATTTTCCAACTCTAATATAAACGACTTAATACAGCCCTATTATAAAACAGGTACCTTGCTAAGCAGACAACCCGGCCCGAGGGGTATTGGTTGGCCCGATTGTTGTATAGTAAGCAAGACCTATACCATAAGAGAATGTTATATTACCGCTAGGTAGTATATGCTAACCTATTGATATCAGGTCTAGTCGGTTATAGTTGGTTCGCCGCGTTGTCTCAATTACATTCAAAGGCCTGTTCTCTATTCAAATGAATAGCGAAAATAAGACTTTTTGCCATAGTTAGCGAACAGAATTCCTTTGACTTGATTCAATTGTTATAGTATTCTTATTAAAACTAACTGAAAGGGTTTAAAAATGAAAATAAATGCAGTATATGTTCGCGTTTCGACTGAAAAACAGTCCTGTGAGATGCAATTGCATAGTATAAAGGCTTTCCTCGAATCTAGAGGCATTACAGAATATAAAATCTATCAAGATGAGGGAGAATCTGGAACTGAAGCCTCAAGACCGGCATTAAAACAGCTGTTAATGGATGTTAAACAGGGTGCCATTGAATCTATATGCGTATTTAGACTAGATAGGCTATTTAGATCATTGCACCACCTTATAGCTACATTACAGCTATTTAGAGCTAAGGGTGTCAATTTTCTATCAGTCAATGAAATGATAGACCTAAATACACCCCAAGGCAATCTTATGATGCAAATGTTAGGCGCCTTTGGAGAATTCGAACGTAATATATTGGTGCAACGTATTAAGGCGGGTCAAGCCAATGCACGTGCCAAAGGTCATAAGATAGGTGCACCCCCTAAAATAACTAATGCAACGCGTCAAAAAGTTATTACATTGAGAACCAATGGAATGGGCTACCATAAAATAGCTAAGGAATGTTCTCTATCAGTTTCAACAGTTTATAAAATAGTTTTAAAAGGTACTTCAGTTTTGCCACTGTATGCCGAATAGTATATTGTAACTAACGAAGGGGAAATATATGAATATTAGATGTTATGATAATGGCGGAAAAACTGCAGATAGATACACAGTTATTTATATGAATGAACCAGAAAAAGCACCCAATACATTTGCAGCACGTGGCATGTCAGCTCATCCTTGTGATCCGCAAGGTATTGGTATGATGTGCACCGCAATGCCTGGAAGACATTTAGGAAAACGAATTGAGTTTGAAGAACTTCCAAAAGACTGTCAATGGTTAGTTAAAGCCGATTTAAATATAGGAGCAAACTAATATGAAGACTATAACCTTACCTATCGATGCATCACTTGAAACTATAGCGCATTGGTTTGAACTAGGCTACGAAATTATATTTGAAACTGAAGACGAAGGGTGCGCATGTCATGACTGCATTCAATTTAGAACAAGGATGCACTAATATGCCACTAAGTCAAACTATTATAGACGAATTTGTAGACGATAATTGGGACTTTTATAAGGAATGGCTAGCTGAATATATGGGATATGGCTACGCATTAGATTGGGACTCAGAAGAAACGCGCCTTGAATTCTATCTAGAACACAGAAAGAAATAATATGCTTTGGATCTTATTGATATGTATGGCCTGCTCCTCAATGGGTTTTCCATGGTGGATATGGCTTCTAGTGTTTTTATTGTAGACTTTTTGTAAATTGGTGTTATACTAATAAAAGAACTCGAAACAAAGAGGATAATATGAAAAACGTAATTTTGACCTATTTATTGTAATAACCAATAACCAAAGGAAGTGAAAAATGAAAACACTATTAGTAATGAGTCTTCTAGTAATGGCCACCGCGTGCAGTAATCCAAGATCATTTGTAGCGGTACCAACACAACCCGGCGCTGCACCAATTGTAGCCTCGGCGTTCCTTAGTTCAGACGTTGTAACCCAAGGGAATTCGGTCGGTGCCTATGGTAGCGAAGGGAATATTATAGCATTGCAACCCTCAACGCAGCCCTCATATGCATATGTGAGCGAAGTAAATGACTTACTTTATAATTGGGCATCTAATACCACGACTATTTCAGCATTGCAATATGGCACTAGTCGTCAAGCAACTTGTTTTTATAGCGGTACTTCATTTAGTCTTGACGTATTTATGCTAGACGGCGCTGCTCATCACGTTTCACTATATTTAGTGGACTTCGATCACCAATCGCGCGCTGAAACAGTCACGGTCTCTAAATTAGATGGCACTATTGTAGACGTGCAGACTATTTCAAATTTTAGTGGCGGTGTATGGTTGACCTATCGACTCGTTGGGGATAATATTATCACTATCAGTCGAACAGCCGGTGTCAATGCCGTGCTTAGTGGTATATTTTTTAATTAAGTCTTGAGGCTTGCCCCTTGATACTTCAGGGGGCTTGCTTGAATACTTAAGTGAAAGGTTAGTAATATGCGATTTATAATTGAAACATATATAAGCTTAGTCCTAGTTCTAGGTGCGTGGACTATCTTAGCGATTGACCTATACAGGTTATTTAAATGAAAACCGACCGTATGATCTCAATTGTTAGAAGTATGATACAACGTGCGCTTGAAACAAAGGACTTTCAACTATTGAATCAATACATAGGTCTTTTAGTGTTATTACAAAAAGATCGAATTAAGGAACTAGAGAAACAAGTCCAAAGAACCCCCCATGCTAAGACCGTCTAACCCCTTAGAACCTTAGCTGCCCCATGGCCCGTCTAGTGACCCCTCACTAGGCGGGCTTTCTTTTTGATCGTCTGTTGTAATTATAACAAGGGAATAGTTTTCGGTGTGAGGGCCTAACAGGTCAACCATTGAAAGTTTTCGGTGTGAAAGGCTTATATGTATAGATATAAAAACATAGTTTTAAATTATATGTATAAATATAATTTTTTGTTATATAATGAAAACTTATATAAGAAAAACCTATCTAGACTTAACGCACCTCAAAAACCAAAATTCAAAATCCGGGCGCGAAAAAGCTAAAAACAGGGCACCCTATTTTTAGTGAAAAGTTTTAGAGGTAAAAATATTTTTTGACTTTTGCCAAAACATTTCTATGTTAGAATCCTAACATTAGAATTTTATGTCAATCGGAATTAGCCAAGCTTCGCAAGTGCACGTTTCATTCTATCAGAATCGTTGACACCTGATGCAGCTTGAGCACTGCCTGAAGGATTAAGTTGGTTAGATAAAGTCTTTGAGGTGCTTTCCTTTTTAGCCGCTGCTTCTGCTTTGGGTGCACCACCTAACTTCTTGGATTTTAAGGCTTTTTGAGCTTCTTCTTCTAAATACTTTTCAACCATTTCTGAAGCTTCTTTTGCACTTAAAACTTTTTGAGTGTTATTAAAGTGTTCTTGTATAGTATCGATAACAAGTTCGCTTTGATCATAAAGATTAATTAATTCGTAATCAGCTTCATTTGTTTTAACAAAGTCTTGAATGTCACTTTTAAATTTGGTGTAAGCTTCTTGTTCGCGTGCCTCTTGTTCTTTAGCAGCAATGGCATCACTAGCTTTTTGTGCAGCTTCTTTGTCGGCTTGTTTCTTTTCGAACTCTGCCATAGCTTTTGCCACTGCTTCACCAGCATCTAATACTTGTTTAGGCGGTACATTTTGGCCATCCATAAACATCTTTGTAAGTTTGTTGTAATCAAGACCGCGTGCCTCTAAAGATTTAAAGACATCTGTATCCCAAAGTTTGTCAGCTTCGATTGCTTTAGCTTCGCGTGCAGCTACTGCAGCTTCGCGTGCAGCAATTGCAGCTTCTTGAGCTTTTACAGTTTGTTGTTGTTTTACAATTGCTTTTTCACGTTTGGCAAGAGCACCGAATTTTGCTGAGAGATCGGCGACATCTTTTTTAGGAGCTTCTTCTGTTTTAGGTGCTGAGGCTTCAGGAGCAGATGCTCCCTCCACCCCACTTTTAGGAGCAGCAATAGTCTCGGTTTTAGCCTCGTTACCGGACACGTTCACAGTTGTCCCGGGCTGAGATTTTAAAGCCGCTTTTTGTTCAGGTGTAGGCATACTTGCTAATACGTTTAAAGCTGATTCCATTGACATGTGTATAAACTCCTTGTCTATATGTAAGTCACTGCATCAAGCAGCAACAGGTCCATTAACATTTGGTATCATTGGGCTAGTTGGTGTTGGTTGGGGGTTAGCCTGTGGTGTTCCACCTTGAGGCATAGGTCCAGCGGCACCAGCTTGTGGCTGTATGGCTTTAGCTTGTAATATGAGAGCCTGGTCGCGCCATCTACGTAGCATTTCAAGTCTCTCTTCTTCTAAATTAAGGCATTTGCCTTGAGCATAGTAAGTAAGAGCAATCTCATTGCCAGATGCGAGATCCATTTCAGGTTCAGGTGGGCTATATTCGCCTTCATCTACCATTTTATCGAAAATTTGGTGCAACCATTCTTCTCTAGAATTAGCTAAATTATCTTCAGCTTCGAGATCAGGGAATGTAAGAAGTCGGCGTGCTTGTTTTGGTGTTAAGAACCCAGCTTGTAAGTATTCTGTAATAGTTTGCAAGCGACCAGCAGGATCTTGAGGCAAAGAAGAGATGGGGAAAATCTTCATTACATATTCATCTTCTTCGAGATCAATGTCAGTCCAGTCAATAGATTCTATGAAACGAGCACCTGAGAACTTAACCTCGTAATGGCCGGTGCGTTCATGTATGTCTTTAGCAACTGAAATAGAAAGTTTGGCACAATCCATAAACATAGTTTCGTAATTTTGGCCTAACACGACTAATCGATCAGAACCCAAATCATCATAGGTGCGTAAAGCTTTACCAGAATCTAATCCTGCAGGCTTTTGTGCATTAGCATTAAGTTGACTAACACCTTCTTGTTCGAAGGCGCTGTTCTTGAGTGTTTGTAGGTGCGAGAAGTATTCTTGTGGAATAAAACTAGATGAAAGATATTGAGGCATTTCATCACTTACTAATACTGCACCAATATCGTTATTGATATGTTCTTTGGGCAGTTTAGAACCTGTCTTGATCCATACACGATAGGTACCATGTAAATGCATCGAGCGCTGAATAACCCATAAGATCTTATTGATTTCAAGTTGAATAGATTGAAGTCTTTCAGCAGCACCTTGACCCCAAAAGCCTAGAAGTCTTTTACTTGAATGTACAAATACAAATGGGAAAAAGTTATGTTCGTACTTCTCAGTGAATAGTGTACAATTCTCGATAGTGATGGCATGGATACCATCTTTAGCTTTCTTGCCGCTCTTTAAATGCCAAGCTTCATGCACATTAATGAGATCTGCTACTGATTCATACACGCCTTTTAATTCAGAACTTGCGCTTGAGACAGTAAGAATCATATCTTTATGTTCTGGAAACATGGCTATAAGTACGTCACGATCTACGGATTTAATTCGGTGCATTTGTGTAGGCTTGCCATAAATGGAATCAATCGTATCTGTATACAACTCCATTTCTAAGACTCGTTCCCATTTAATGCGTTCATCTTGTTCGAAGATATGAATTATGCCAGTGCCATTGATTTCGGCATCTCTGAGAATTTCGGGACCGAGTTTATAAGCTTCGTTTTCATAGAATACGCCAGAGCACCATTTGTCAAGTTTCTTTGCCTTGCGCATCGTTTTATAGTCGGCCCCACTCGTGAGAAACATGGGTGCAGGCTTGTTCTTAGCCATGCGAGCAACTTTCGTATCCACGACCGATTGCACCACATTATACGAGACTCTATCTCGCATTGCATTTTTTACATCTCCGACCTTGGTGTAAGAAAGTCCATTAAGGCCAAGCAGGTTAACATTGCCATATAAACGAGAATTGATATGTATCTGAGTTTGCCTGGGTGAGTCCTTATCCACTATAGTTTTTGAAATGGCATTAACTGACTCGAACATGGTCTTTTTAGGTTCAAGCCACCAGCGTTTGAGTGTGGCTGCAGCCGCAGAACCTACAGGACCATTGGGACCAAAATTCGTGTAATCTATTGATTTCATTTAGCTTTATCATCCTCGGGTACTTTGTTCATAAGCACCTCACGTCCGGCTACAATCTCATCATACCAAGGTGTCGACCAGAATAACATATCGGAATCACTAGGCATTTTAGCATCTTTATCATCTTTATAGAAGGCGGGATCGGTGCTATTGTCGTGCGACACTTCTCTGTTTTTGGTGCGTCTTGCACGAGCTTTTTCGAGTTCACAAGCCTTGCAACTTTGTCTGTAAGTAATTGAATTTTGTCGTTTAATTTGAGAAAAAGATTTTTCAGATAAATTTTTATTGCACGTCTTGCACGACTTCATGCACTTATGTGAAACACTTGAATAGACTTTGGGCACCCAAGTATGATATAGTGGGTTAAAAGCTGGCATAAAGGGTGCATTTACAATTACTGAAGGAGAAACAAATGAAAAAACTAGTAAAAGTCGAAGAAGTTTCTGGTGAAGGTCTTATTGGACTGTTAGGTGATACCGTAACCCTATTCTGTCTAAACTACATCTATGCAGGCAAACTTATAGGTGTAAATGAAACATTTGTACAACTTGAAAATGCACATATTGTATATGAAACCGGTGCTTTTTCAGATAAAAAATTCAAAGATGCACAAAAAATTTCTAATACTGTTTTTTATGTGCAAATTTCAGCAATTGAAGGCTTTGGCGCAGTAAAGGAATTATAATGAATCACGTGAAACGAAGTCACAAACAAAAATGGTCAGGGTCATGGTCAAGGTCAAGGTCATGGTCAGGGTCAGGGTCATGGTCATGGTCATGGTCAAGGTCAGGGGCATGGTCAGGGTCAGGGTCAAGGTCAAGGTCAGGGTTATGGTCAAGGTCAAAGTCAGGGTCATGGTCAGGGTCAGGGTCAGGGTCATGGTCAAGGTCATGGTTAAGGTCAAGGTCATGAAATCTAAAAAGTCCGAGGTGCAAATGAAACATATTTCTATACATCAAAAAACTGGCATAGAAAAAAGGCATGATTTTCTACATGTAGCAACAAAGAAAACTGTTATTAGCTCAGTACATGGAAAGGATGGTAATATAGGTGCCATTTTAAAGGATCTTTCAATAAAAGATCTAGAAAAATTAGTTAAACTTGCAAAATTACGTAAGAAAGAATGCTATAAATATAAAAACTATTTCGTGCACGTATCTCCAGATTTATCTATTTTGATGAAGGGTAAAGGCAAGAAATAATGTTATACATTAGTTGCTTTGCCATTTGGCTCTTAATAATGTTGGCTTTAACCTTATTCATGAATTTTTTAGATATGAAGAGCAAGGAAAAGAAATGAATCCAAAATTATTTCGAGAAGCTGCTAAAAGAATAGCAAATGAAGAAGAGTTTTTTTGCTGTAATGCATTAGAGAGACTTGATTATACAAATAAAGCGGGAGAATTTTTTGCTAAATATTTTCAGCCAGAATTATTAACCTATCAAATGTCTTGGTTTTCTAAAGATCCTTCAGAAGATGGTCGCTTAACTCGAACCTTGGCCCTCTTATTTTGTGCCGAAATAGCAAAGAGTAAAAAATGAAAAAACTTCTCATAGCTTTGGTGCTATGTTCATGCAATCAACATATATATGATCTAATCTATAGTCAAATAATTACTGTAGCCATGAAAGAAAAAGAAGACGAACGCGCCTTTAGAGAACGTAATGCGGCCATCGAGAACTTACGCGCCCTATGTAATGGCCAACGCAGTACTTTTGAACTAGATAAACCTTGTGAGGTAGTGAAATGAATTATGTAATATGGCCTCAACTAGAAGATTGGGAGTGGCTACAAGTTCTACAGGATCTAGAAGATCTTGACTTTGGGCCTGCTACAATGCATATTAATCTTAAGTTTAGATCGCACCTAAATCGTGAAAAAAAGATGTTATTGGTGCACCATCTTATACATTTTAATTGACAATCACCTTCAAGTGTGAGAGGATAAGACTATGAAAGCTATTTTGAAAAGTAATCCCGATGAAGTTGGTCAAGTTACAGATGTTTATGTAGATCCTAATGGCAATAAGCGCATTGTGGTAAGATTTCCTTATGCGGCTGTGGATGCTATTGCGGCGGATATTGAAATTGTGCAATGAGTACTTTTCATCCAGATCAAAGCATTCATGTTTCAGTAACAGAGTCATTTATGCTAGGTATAGCATTATTAGATAGAGAAGGATGCCGACCTAGAGCATTTGGTTTTCCGGAACAAGATTTCATTAAGTTAGCTAATACTCTTGGATTCGGGTTTACTGCTGATACATATAAGTCATTTTTCTTTAATGGCCCATACGGTCGAATAAAGGTAGTTCAAGAATGATCAAACTAACAGACGAAATAACTCGTGCCCTATGTCAAATCCAAGCAGAAGATCATGTAGTGCTCTCGGGCCTTAAAGCCAAGCTTTTTGAATCAGTCGCACCCGTTTTCGAAAAGGAAGGCTCGGATGCCTATTTTCCTCTTCGTCCCAGTGGGTGCCTGAAGCCTCTCCGCGATTTGTTCTATGATCTGAAGAACTTCTATGCACCAAACACAATAGAAAAAAGGGGCTTTGAACCCCGAACCCAACTTATATTTCAGTTTGGCCATCTAACTGAGGCACTTTTATCCAAACTTTGCAAGCACAATTTTGACGTGCAATTTGAACAACAACGCGTAAAATATGGCGAACTTACTGACAAGGATGGCACCAAAATTCCTTTGACGGGTGCTATCGATTGGGCAATGCGACTTGATTTTACTTCGGAAGAACTCTATCTTTGTGATGCCAAGAGTATTGGTGACTATCCTTTTAAAAGTGCACCAAAAGAAGCTAATATAGCGCAAATGCAACTTTATATGCATTCTGATTGGGGACGAAAAAACAATGTCAATAAAGCTATACTCATTTATTTTAATAAGAATACTAGTGATATTAAATGTATTCAGTTGGACTATGACTCTGGTCTTGCTACAAAATTATTTCAGCGATTAGAGTTAGCATTTGACTATTATAAACGAGATGAGGTGCCTCCTCGTGAATACCTCGCTGGCCTCGATTGGCAAGCTGACTATTCTCAATATAGGGACTTTGATAACATCGAATTTACTGATGGTGCACTACGAAAAATAGTTGCTGAAGCTGAATATTACAAACCTTCTAGATCAGCGAAAGATAACATTCGTGCACATGTAGCAAAATATGGTAATTCTGTTGCAGTATATATTGATAAAACGGTTTGTGTTGTGTATAATAGTGATGGAAAGTTGGAATTGAGGATTTCATGAAAGCATTTCATGGCGATTCTAAAATTAAAGCTAAATATTTGAAGCGAGTAAAATCTCATCGAATTGCAGATGAAATTGTTAAAGGCCAATATTGGGAAAATGGTAAGGGATGTGCCGTGGGATGCACCATACATAGTGGTGAGCATAATAAATATGAAACTACATTGGGTATTCCTGAATGGTTGGCTAGAGTCGAAGACACTATTTTTGAAGGCCTTCCCAATGAAGAAGCAAAATTATGGCCGGAAAAATTTCTTTCTGCAATTAAACCAGGCGCAAATTTAAATAACATTAAGTCGGAATTTATAATTTTCATTTTAGAGCAAAATATTAGTTACATGGAGCAAGTTCAATATGATGAAGCAGCCGATCCAACTGTAAAAGCTGCAATTGAGCAATGTAAAGCGGCTACTTTTGAAATGATTAAATTTCATAAAACAAATTTCAAGGATGATGCGGCGGCGTGGTCGGCGAGGTCGGCGGCGAGGTCGGCGGCGAGGTCGGCGGAGTCGGCGGCGTGGTCGGCGGCGAGGTCGGCGGCGGAGTCGGCGGCGTGGTCGGCGGCGTGGTCGGCGGCGGAGTCGGCGGCGTGGTCGGCGGCGA